CTAAAAATCGTCGTGGATATGGACTGTCTCGTACTGTGCAACATTTAAAAATAACACCTCAAAAGACTTTTGTTCCTTATGGAGAATGATATGAGTAAGATTAAACGACTGCAAAAAGCTATTAACGCCGCATATGACATACTTAATGAAGCACCAGCAGAATCAGGTGTGGAAGGTAGTGCGGCGGCTATGGCTTTCGATGTATTGGATCAGGTAATAGATGAATGTGGACCAGAGGATAGGCATTTGACAGAAGGAGAAATGGATGAGTTGATAAAAGATATTGATCTCGACAAAAGGGAATTAGTTAAAATTGCTCTTCAAAATAGCAAACCCGAGCTTTCTCCGATTTTTAAAAAGGCTGCTCAAGCATTAGTTCCACGACATGAACGTAAACCAGATAAATATGATGAACTTGCAGAAAAACTTAAGAATATATCTAATCACATGGCAGCATCATGGGATTCACTTGACGCTAAATTACGACAAATAGAAAATGAATCGCGAAAATAAAACATGAAACCTTTAGAATGTGCTAAAAAGATTAAGGAAAAGAAGCGGGCAATCGACCAGCTTAAATCAGAGATTGATGATATTGCCAAGGAACACATTGACGATTTTCATTTTCTCGATTATCAAGTCTCTACGTTTTGGGGGTGTGATAAGTCACCAATAGGTATGTGTTTGTTCCCAATCGTTGAAGTTCATGGATCAATGAGGCTTACCCTTGGTAATTGTCGCTATTGTGGCGATTCAGCGGAACGCAAATGACCCTTGACATACCCCGCGAAATCTATACAATCTACTTATGTGACGGAAGTGGGGCAAACCGAAAGGCGTCGTGCTGGACATGAGCGACGTGCCCGCTGAAATATCGCTAATGACCCCCCACTCACCAGGGGGAAGATGCCGCCAGTAAATTCGGTTCTGTCGCAATTTTGAGAAATCCGTGAACCTTTTGAACCCTCAGCGCGTCTGATCTTATACGAAACAATTGCTAGATCGGTTAAATCCGAGAAAGAAAAACCATGAAATTTTATTTATCCCTATCCTTGAGCTTGTATTGCCTGCTTAGCAGGTTACGCTCGCCGTCTGGCTAGGGATAAACCCATGGGATTAAAGCCCATCACGCCAAACGGCGTGATGGGCTTTTTTTATTGACTTTGGTGAGGTACGCTAATAGGTAAAGCGATCAAGTTCAAAACTTGATGTCTGTCGGTTCAACTCCGACCCTCACTACTTTGGCCTGGTACGCAAAAGGCAAAGCGATCTGATTTAGGATCAGATGTATGTCGGTTCGAATCCGACCTGGGCTACTATGCGGGTGTGATGGAATAGGTAGACATGCGAGACCGAGAATTTCGTGGGACGTAAGCGCCCGTACTGGTTCGAATCCAGTCATCCGCACTTTGTTTTTAAAAAAGGAGTCGAAACACTTCGAATCATACTATATAAATGTATGAAACACGAAGTAATATGTGACCATTGTGGAAAAAAATTTAGAAGATGGGAATCTAGAAGACCCGCTGCTATATTGATAAGAGATGGGTGGAATATAAAACATGAGTTTTGCAGCAAAAAATGCAATTATGAATATAATTACGAACACAAGGTTGTTCACAAGCCTTGTGGTTGGTGTGGAAAAGAAGTGGACAGAAAACTTGGACAATACAAACGCTCTAAAATAGGGAATGTATTTTGCAACAATTCATGTTCTGCTTCTTATAACAACACACAACGAAGAAAAAGTCGTCGGTCTAAAATGGAGATTATGCTTTTTGAAATGATAAAAGAGGAGTTTCCTAATTTAGAAATCATTCCTAATGATAAAAAGTTGTTGGGTGGATATGAAGTAGACATTGCTATACCAAGTATTAATTTTGCAATTGAGTGGAATGGCATAGTTCATTTTAAACCGATTTATGGACAAAAAAAATTAGACAACATACAACAAAGAGATTTAGAAAAGAAAAAATTAGCGGAGGAAAGACAAATAGAACTTGCAGTTGTATCAGATTTGGTTTCTACTAAAAAATACGTTGTAGAAGTTTTTCAAGAGATAAAAAAAAGAATTAAACAATTAACCACGTAGGTCATCTGTAATTTGCCGCAGTGATGGAATTGGTAGACATCCGGGATTTAAAATCCCGTGTCCGTTATGGGCGTGCTGGTTCGAATCCAGTTTGCGGCACTTAAATAAAAAGGAAGATTCCATGCCAACTTGGATTTGTGAAGAAAAGAATTACCGAGCAGAATACAATCAAGGCGAACCTGAATGGAAATGTAAGGAGATCGTTGAAGCAAAAACAAAAAGAGAGGCATCTAAAAAAGTATTTGGTCACATTTATTGTTCTGGTGTGGAAAGAATTAGAAAAATGAAATAATGCGTCGGCTGGACATTGGTGAGTCTCGCAGATTGTAAATCTGTCGCCTAACGGCTTTGGCGGTTCAATTCCGTCCCGGCGCACTGTCATCGAGGTGATATGGACAAAGAACTCGCAAAGCGAATTGAGGATAACCGGGCAGATTACAGGTTGGTGAAGGGCGAGCCTTTTGACCACTTCTTCTGTCCGATTCTGATGCGTGACGAGCCCGCCGAAATGTGCCGGGGCCATATCGAAAACAACGCTTTCGCTGGGAAGATTTGGATTCCGCAGCGAAGGGACGTGGACAACTTCTACGGATCAGTGGCGGAAGCCGACTTGGTTTCTCCGACATTGATTCCATTACGACAATCATGGGATTCATCATGAGTTGGTACGGAATACACGTAAAGAAAGAAAGAGACCAACCAATTGCTAGATTCACAGAAGGTCACAGATGCAAACTATGTAAATATCGTATCAGAGCAATGCGATATGCAGGAGTTAAATTTGCTCCCTTTGTGTGTAGCAGATGTGGGCTGAAGATTCCAACAGAGGAAATCGAAAAGGAAATTTGGCTTGAAAAGATGAGATCGCTAGTCTAACTTTTGGGACAAAACCCACCTCCCTTCGGGAGGTGGGTTTTTTTATTACTTTACTATTTTATCAAGGAGGAATTATGGGTAATTATTGGTTGGATTTAGATAACCGAGACCGTCGATACAGTTGATACCTAGAAGAAGCCAAGGAAAGGGAAGAAATGCATGAGCATTTGTTAGATGGTATTGACATGACTAATATACGACGCTGCTCCGCTAAAATATTAGAAGCTAATCGGTTGATGAATGAATAATATGGAAAATGACGAGTTAGACTGACGCAAAAAACAAGACGAATATGAGTATGTATATTTTCTTGGTCATGTTCATTTATCTTCATGGTCACGTTCATTCATCTTCAACCATGCTTCTGCTCGGCTTCCAAAGAAGCGCAAAAAACACGAATTCGTTTTGTCTTTACTACATATCAACATGAAATGGATTATAATATTATTTTTAATAATTGTGGTTGTATTTTGTTACAAACACTATTTTCGTCAATCAGCCTTTGAGAAGCACATGAAAACCTGTCCCACTTGTACTCAAGACAAAACAGGGGAATTTGTGGAACTTAATCCTTTGTGCGAAGAAGGATTTAGGTTATTGCAAGAAGAACTTAAGAAGTAAAGTTTATAGGAGAATACCATGAGCATCGGCTACGACGTATCGAACAATCCCGAAGTTTTTTGGCATCAACATTCTGTTTCCCGCGAAGAAAGAGAAGTTCTTAACAAACATAGTGGTTGTGTTTTATGGTTTACTGGATTGAGTGCATCTGGAAAAAGCACTATTGCTAATTTAGTTGACCACAAGCTCCATTCTATGGGGCTTCATAGTTTTGTGCTTGATGGCGACAACATTCGTCATGGATTAAACGCAGGACCAGCTATGCTTAATAACGACCAGCATGGAGAAGATTTTGCTCAGCGATTTGGTTTAGGATTTTCAGCCCAAGATCGTGAAGAAAACATTCGACGCATTAGTACGGTATCCAAACTTTTTTGTGACGCAGGCGTGATTGCGATTACGGCTTTCATTAGTCCTTATCGAGCAGACCGAGACAGAGCACGAGCAATGGTCAAAGAGAATGATTTTATTGAAATCTTCGTTAATGCACCAATAGAGGTTTGTGAAGCACGCGATCCGAAGGGGATGTACAAACGGGCTCGTGCTGGTGAGATTAAAGGATTTACTGGAATTGACGATCCATACGAAACTCCAGAGAATCCCGAAATAATTCTTGATGCTGGTAGCAAATCTGCCGAAATACTTGCTGATGAAGTGATAGCTTACATCGTTGTAAAAATACGTCACAAACCTTGACAATAATTGTAGTGACGCTATAATATTATTGACCTAGACTCCATCGAGCTAGGCAACAACTGGAGGCAATTCCGCCACAGTTACAAATTTGGAGAATGCTATGAGTAATTTTGGACGTGGACGAGGACGAGGGCAAAAGTCGGGACAAGGATCGGGACAAGGGTCGGGACAAGGGTCTCGCCCCGAGTCAGGACAAGGGTCGGGACATAGGCGTGGAACTGGAAGACGCTTTTGTGACTCCCTAATTCTTAGGGACGATTTTTTCCAACCTCTTCGAGAAGTTTTCGATGATTTTTGGGGTGGGTTTTTTGATAAAGGAACCCTCGACAGCACAAAAGCCAAGGGTGGTTATCCTAAAATTGAAGATGGAATTGAAGATGGATACTGGGTAATGAGAGCATCAATTCCAGGAGTTAAGCCAGAAGATTTGGAAGTGGATGTTATTCTTGTACCCTCCGATAGCGGAACTGGGAAAGAAGCATATAGTAAAGTAAGAATCGCTGGAAAAATGTCTGAAGATTATCAATCTCCAGAAGAAGCGGAGCATTTCCATAGGGAATTGCGCAAATCCGCTTTTGTTAGAGAGGTAAATTTACTTCCGGATGTAGAGGGAAATCCAGAGGCTTTGCTGCGGGATGGAGTTTTAACATTAAAATGGGCTCTTCCCGAAAATAAAAAGGAAGAAGCTGAGAATTGGACAAAAATCCAAGTAACAACTGAATGACGCTCATAGCAAGCCCATTTCCCGAAGGGAAATGGGCTTTTTTTGCTTTACAAACACCGATTTTTGGGATATAATATAGTACATATTATTTTAACCAAGGAGAAGTCATGAAAACTCAAATGAAACAAAGGAGGGCAGATTATGCAAAGTTGAAGGGGCAGGAGTGTCTTTAGTAAGACAAGAGAACTTATTGTTGAAATTCAATTCGGAGAAGGTGGCGATGACAGTAAGTTATTTGTTCATGATCTAGCAGCCGCCTACATCAAATACGCCCAGTTTAAAAATCTTAAGAAAGAGATTTTACACACATCTAATGGGCATGTTGTTCTGAAATTCAAAGGCAAAAATGTTTGGGATGTGTTTCGCCATGAAAGCGGAAAACATTGTGTCCAAAGAATTCCGCCGACTGAAACTAAGGGGCGCAAGCACACCAGCACAATTAGCGTGGTAGTATTGCCCCTTCCACCAGAACGTTCTTTAAAACCACTCAAAGAAGACGAACTTGAGGTGAAAACTCAAGGTGGTCATGGAAAAGGCGGTCAGCATCAAAACGTGACTGATTCTGCCGTAAGGATGAAACACAAGCCAACTGGGTTGCAAGTATTTATTAACGGAAGAGATCAACACGTAAATCGTCGTGAGGCTTTGAGAATTCTAACAACAAGGGTGAATGAACACCATCAACAGTTAGAACACGAAAATTACAGCGAGAACCGCAAAAAACAACGTGCTGGCGGAAATCGCTCTGATAAGCGACGAACATACAATTTTATGAACAATAGAGTTGTAGATCATATTTTAAAAACCAAAACAAAACAGATCAAACAGGTAATGAAGGGAAGGTTTGATTTGTTGCGCGAATAATTTTAATGAGCCCATTTCCCCAAGGGAAATGGGCTTTTTTCAATATATACTTTCATGGATTATGATTATTCAAAGAGATTAGATTACAACAAAATATTAGATAATTTATATCTTGGTAAATTTCTTTTGGAAATTAATGATGCTTATTGGCTAAATGAAAAGATCGGATATACTGCTGTATTAAATTTACAGACAGATGCCGACATTAAAAAACGTAAAGTCAATCTCTCTGCATTAGAGAAGTTTTTCAAATGGAAAAAAATTGAATTTCGTCGTCATCCAATAGAAGATTACAGTGATACTGCTCTTCGCTGGGCGTTACCTGAAGCCGTAAAGACCCTTAAAGAGCTTTTAGATCAAGGGCATATTGTTTATTTGCATTGCAATTCTGGAATTAATCGGTCGCCAACGGTAACTGTTGCGTATTTGCATTGGTTTAAAAAAATGTCATTATTAAAATCAATTAAATATGTAAGAACTCGTCGTCCTGGTGTTGCTCCTATAATAGGGGCTATGATGTCAAAGGCATTCGAATATATTTGTTCAGATTGTGACAATGAGCAAAACAATGAAGAAAAATGCGAGAAGTGCAACTCAAACAACTTAATTCGTCAAGATGGCACTTCTTATAAAAAGTCCAACAAGTCCATTTGGAAACCTTCTACAGATTTATCGACGTGGTTAAGTCCCCAAGAAAAACCCAGAAAAAACCCTCGATGGAAGCCTCCTCATCGTAGATGGATGGAAGATGATTTTGAATAATTCGGTTTTTAAAGCAAGTCTTATATTATCATCATTTAAAAGATCCCATTTGCTTGATATTGGTTTGGGTTCTATTAGACATAATTTTGATTTTCCGTTTGAGATTGTGGTTGTGAATGATGGGTTGTCTGACGATCTCACGGAAACAATTTGCGAAAAGTATAGAGATGTTTTTGATATTAAATATGTTTTCTCTGGGCAAAGAAATATTAATGGCATCATAAGAAGAAACCCTGCTATCCCTAACAATATTGGAGTGAAACAATCTACAGGCGACATAATTATTTTATCTTGTGCTGAAATTTTTCATTTGAATGATTGTATCAATCTTGTTGTTGATCCGTTATTGAATAACGACAAATGCATAACCATACCAAACTTTATGTATTTTGATGAAGATGGAAAATTTACCAATCAATTTCCTGATGATCCTTGCGACAAAATAAGAAAAATATTTGACAACACAAATGAAAAAAGTAAAATGTCGGTTGAAATGCCATTTTTCATGGGCATGTGGCGTCGAGAGTTTGTGAGTATTGGCGGATATGATGAAGACTTTACAGGATATGCTGGAGAAGATAATGATTTAGTAAATCGACTTTTGCAAAACAGATGTCGTTATTTAAGAGTCCCTGCTGAGATTCTCCACTTATATCACGAGAATGCCTGCGATGCTCAAACACACTATGAAAATCCAGATTGGGTTTACAATAAGAAAATGTATGATGCTCGTTTCGGACAAATTGTTAGAAATGAAGGACGGGAATGGGGAACAATTATCTAAATACCATAAACCCCAACAGAGGCAATATGAAAAGTTTTTATCAAATGATGAATCAAATTACTGGCAAGGAAAGCGACTTAAAGCCATTAACCGCAGATGACATGAAGACTGTTTCTGCTGAGGATGCATTGGATTGGTATACCAAGCATGGACAAAATACTACAAAATTAGGACAGATGACAGATGAAGAATTTCAAAAGCATCACGGATTACAGGAAGAGACGCAACCTGGAGAAGTTCATGTTCCCGGATATGGGGTAATGAGCCCCGAACACGCACATCAGCAAGCAATTAGAAAACTCAAAGAAATAGCCGAGGGACTTGAGCTTGGTCAAAATATTCCCTTACATTATTTTGATTTAGCAAAGGCTTTTTATGAGGCTTCTTTATCAAAATAACACTCTGATAGAGTAATCTAAATATGGAGTGATATATGAAATTTACATTTTTAGTTGTTGGTCGTGATCGCGGCGATAAGACAGGCAAAATCTCAGATTGCAAATCAAAGAAAGAGATAAAAAAAGAAGAAGATGCGCAATGGGGGAGGAAGGAAGTTCCGCCACAATTTGAGAGAATTGAATTCGATTGCACAAGAGATGAAGCTAATTGGATTTTTCGTTTGTGTAAGTATGATTTTAAAAATGAAGTTTTCGTTCATAAAGAAGATCCAAAAATTGAGTTTGATAAAAAATATGATGTAATTCCTAAAGTAAAGGATCACGGCACCAAAGAAGAAAAGCATCAAAAAGATAAAGACCTTGCTTCGTTATTGACGGGAACTGATGTTCTTATTCCTTGTTCTACACTTCGAGCGGGTCACGTTGGACAATATGTGCCTCCTCATGAAAAGACTGATGCAGCCGTTGGTCTTGATGAACGATCATATTGGGTGAAACATTACTGGAAATGTCGAAAAGACAAGGGAATAACAGATTTAATTGAAGCTGTTAAATATGGAGTATATGCTGACACTCGCACAGCTTTTAGAGCATTAGACAAAAGCATACAAGATAAAATTTTGGCATTAGGTAGTGAAGAGGACCAAAAATATAAAGGATGGTTATTTGTAGCTAATGATGCTGACGAATCTGCGGAATATTTATAAATGTCAACTATTGAATCAATTCAAGCTGCTGGTGGCGATTATACAACACCTCAAGCATGGTATGATGCTCATGATGGCGATATCACTTCCGATGTGAATGCTCCTTATATTGGCGAAATGGCAGCGGAAGTATTTTCTAGCGCGTCTAATTATACACTGAATATGAGTACGTCTACTACGAATGATACTCATTATTTTCATATACGTGCTCAGTCGGGCGCTGAATTCGATGGTGACTTTGATGGCAGTTATCCTGTAATAAAAAATACCACTGTTACAGATTATCTCACCGTACTCTATATCACTGATGACTATGCACGATTAGAGCATTTTGTGGTAGGCGATACTAATATTACTGATTCTGAGATGCCTCAGATTATAGCATTTTATGCTAGTGGCGCTAAGGGATTATTATTAGACACCATAGGTTTTTACGATATACATATTGCAGATACAGGCACTAATACCGCTTACGCATACTTATATATTTTATATATGACTGGTGATGCTGATGGCACGGTCATACGTAATTGTGCCATGGGGAATTGTTCTGCTGAGGCTCATAAAGGTGGTGGGTGGGATGAAGGTTATATATACGGGTTTATGTTATATGCACATGGTGGTACAACTGATAATATTTATGTCTATAATAATGTAGCTGAAGGTTTAGAATGTGATGCTACCGATTATGCAAATATCTATGGTTTCTACCTCTATGGTTCTAAAAACTCTTTCTTTCACAATAACATCGTAGGTACGCTGACAGCAACGACTTCGTATTGTTTTTATGTTAGTAGTAATACAGATCTCACATGGGATTACAATGCATCCAGTGATGCTACTGCTAATGCTGGTGGCGGAACACATGAAGTTATCAATATCACGCCAGCCAATGAGTTTGAAGACACTACTCTTGGAACTCTTGATTTACATTTGCTTTCTACGGGTGATTGTTTTGAAACTGGTTTAAATTTAATTGATGATGGAGTGCCTAATCCTCCTACTACAGATTGTGATGGAGAGGATAGATCAGCAACAGATCCTTGGAGCATGGGAATTGATGCGTCTGGTGCAATCACCGAAGTTGGTTCTGGTGGTGTTGTAGTTGGCGGAACATCACTCTTTATTTTAGAAAAAGAATATGATGAAACAGGTTCGGGCGGAATTTTAGTTGCTGGGGAGGCTAAATTGGGAGATGAAGCCGCACCGACCTTTATTGAAACGCGATGGGCAGGACAAACAGCAGATGTGTTTTTCGTACGTTAAACTTCAAACACTGAGCTTCGCATCACTTCATCGTCGGCTCCAGAAGCATGCCATGTTAATGAACCAATAAATTCTAATTTGTTAGTTTCAGCATCGTCATATCCACTGGCATCACTAGACAATTCTCCCGTTGCATCACCGCTATCTAAATAAATGTCAAATGTGCCATCTGCTGCCGTTCCTTCATCATGAGTTATTTCAAGTTGAATATGTGCTCCAAGATACAAAGTAGTTGTATTGCTAATTTCACTAGATAAATCTTCTCCACCATCTACTGTCGTATCCGCTCCCGCGAATCCACAATCATCATCACTTAATTGTCCATAAATCACTAGTCCTGTAGAAACATTCCTATACCACCCTGTTACTTTTAAATTAATTGCGCCGCCTGCGCTAAAGGTTAGTGTTTGTCCCGAATTGTTTACGACGATAAATTTGTAAAATTGTGGTAACATTTGTTCCTTGGTTTATGTCCAACCTATTAAAGTATGTATTCTGAAAAAATGATTCTTTACAACTGATGTTTTTAGGGTAAAATAGGATGTAACTTAAAACAAAGGTAAAAATGGGCAATAATCAAGCATTTATGGACTTTGAAGCAACGGTTCTCGCCACATATAACAAAGGTGTTCTAGATAAAGAACTTTTGTCTGCATTTATGGAGATACACCGAGGGATAGACATTGACAGCGGTGGTATGACCGGAAAATTGAGTAATGATGGCAAGAACGTAATTGAGATTACATTAGATGTCTTTGGTGCAAACATTCCCAAATGCCCCGAACTTCCAAAAGATCATAAAATGCGGACCAGAAAACAAGATTTGGCATATGATTCGTGGGACTCTAGCATATGGTATGCTTTTCGTAGTATCACAACCAGATTTGGATGGGAATGATGGCTCTTATTTTATTTTTCCACTGGATTTGTGATTTTCTATTCCAAAGTCGCTGGATGGCGGAAAACAAGAGCAAAGATATATTTGCTCTTGTTGCCCATGCGCTTGTTTATACGACAGGATTGTGGGCACTTTGCTCTCCGTTCTATGGCACATCAGCTTTTGCTTTTGCCGGTCTTAATGGATTGCTGCACTTTTGTGTAGATCTTATTTCATGTCATGTAACCTCTTTTTTCTATGAGAAAAAAGATATGTATTTATTCTTCGCAACAATCGGTTTAGATCAATACATTCATTTCCTGTGTTTGTGGTTTACTTTTCAGAGGATGTTGTGATAGAACTCCTGTAGTAATTGACTTTGAATGTTGTGGAAATTTTCTCATTGACAATTTGATGAAAAATTTGGTATAGTAAAAGAGGTTTTCAACTTAGGATTTATTCATAGTTTTTGAGTGGGCGATAGTGTTGGTTTCACCTGTTTTATTCGGAGAAAAGAACAATGACAAAGCATGAATTGTATCCTATTGCATTTGAAATTGCTGGTGATTTTGGGATGTTTGCCGATCCCGCTGATGGGTTGCCTGTAGCCAAAAGTTACCCATTACCCCCTAAAACAGCTTGTTATGGAATGATTAACTCAATCATTGGTGGTGATGATGAAAAAACTGGATTGCAAATAGAACCAATTGCCGTAGCCACATGTAATTTTCCCACCTATGAAGTTTGGGCTACCAACTCAAAAACACACCTGCGCAAAGGCTCTAGTATTAAATTTGATAGTCCTCTTCAAATGTGTTTGGGAATTTTGTCCAAGCCTCGTTTTCAAATTTTAGCTCTAGTTAGATCCAAAATTGGTGGTAGGGCACATTCTTTTCAATCCCAATTTTTCCGCCGAATTGCTAAAGGGCAATCAAGATATCCTGTTTCTCTAGGGCATAAGGAATTTATGGCAATAGAACTTACCATTCCCACCACCCCAGTTGAAATTAATTACTCTCATGTCATTCCTAGTTTTTTAGATGCTCTCATCTACCGAACAGATGTGCCGCCAGAAAAACGTGGCAAGTTCAAAAACAACGTTCCCATAGTACAGGGCATGTTGAAATATTCCGATGTGGACGTGTGCTTAAAGGATGATTTGTTGACATTTTCAAATCCAGAGTTTCAACAACAACTTGAATATATTTACGGCAGAATCAAAACTGGAGTTAGGGTGCAATAATGCTAAATGAAATGATGTCTATCGCTAATAGTTTGGAATCTTGGGGAATAATTCCCGAGGATGAGGAATCGTGGCACTATAGACTATGTAAATATCCTGACCCGAAGAAAGCGAAAACATTCGAAGTTAAAGTTAATGACGAAGGACAAATTGAATCGGTAGAGGAAATTGATCCCGTTGAACTTCGTCATTATAAACAAAGCAATTGGGAGTATGGTCTTGGATTTTTATTTGATCCAAAGGGCAAAAAGTCCGCCACCAAAATCACCAAAACCTTTGAGCGAACTTGCATATTGGCAAAAATGGGAACTAGTGATGAGTTTGTGGCTTTACAAAATTTAACTGAACGAATCAGCAAAATAAATATAGAAGAATTTATAGAAATTTTAAAAGAGAAAACAAAAGCTAAAGCATATGTTGCCTTAGAAGTTCACAATCCTTATTCTTTTCCAAATCCCGTTCAAAGTGAAATTACTTTGCGTGCGTTGAATGAGGTTCTTTTTAAAGGAGAAAATACAGAAGAAGAAGAAAAAGATTGTTTTGGAAATCCACTTGCGGGATATGAAGAAACGAATTTTGCTACTAGGACTTATTCTGGACAAATACGTCTTTATACGCGAAATAAAGCTGAAAAATCGTTTTGTCGGTTTGGATTAAATGGCACCGACGCCTTTAAAGTTGGAGAGCAAACCAAACAAAAATTAGCCAAAGTTGTTAATTTTATTCTTAGCGAAGAAAACATATTCGGCAAAGAAGGAGGGTTGTGGTGGTCTTATGATTTTCCGCCCAAAAACATAAAAAGAAAGTCCAATAAAAAAGGTAGAAAATATCGAGTTGTAAGTACGCTACTTCCTTTTCAAGAAAAAGTTATCCAAGGCTATTGTGAAGGAGAAGAAGATTGGGATATTGAAGTTCATAATCTTCTTGCTGCTCTTAACCAACAGGGAGGCAATATTCCTCCGGGCAAAATTATTTTGATACGCGAAGGACTTCATGGCTCCAATCATTCTGTGGTTTATTCACAAAGCGTTTCATCAGAAACCCTTATAAAACAATTAAAAGAATGGCAAGATGGCATTCATAATAATTTAGGCGAAGAGCGACTACGAGCGCCAAATGTTCAGAAACTTTTTAGATGTTTGAATAACGTTTGGTCATTTAGAAATGGCACATCGTTTGAAGCAAACACCATTCCCAGATTTAGTATGGGCGATGTTTACGAGTTATTTTTGGGAAATAAATCTGTTGTAGAAATGATGATTAAATTTTATGCCTACAATGTAGCTCACATGCGAACCACCTGCGTTTCTCGTTTTGTCACAAACCCTAGTGAACTAAGTTATTTGGTCGCCTTGGGAAACATTCTTCTTCACAAACAACAAATTCGTAAGGAGACTTTCATGGATAATTGGAGCTATTGTTTAGGTCGGCTTTTTTCTATTGCCGACTCCATACAGAAAAATTACTATAAAAACACTGGCAATAGAAAACCTCCTTTTATATTGATTGGCATGCGTCACACTAAAATGGCTTATATCAATCCATTGCAAGCATATCGAAGTTTTCTTGCTTCATTCCACACATATCTAAATTGGGCAGAGAGCACAAATAGATCACCAATAGGACGTAAGGTATATCGAGAACTTGTGGAACGATTAAATGTGCTTGTTCCTAATGCAGAATATCCCACGCAATTAAATCCTCAAGAAATAATTCTCTTGGCAACTGGTTATAGTTATAAACCCGCTAACACCGCCAAAGACGAAAAAAAGGAAGAAAATGAAATTGAAGTAGAAATTCCCGAACCAAAAGGATAAAAAATCTAATCTCTGAAAACTTAGACTAATAACTCAGAGCGAATGAAAGTTTACTAAAGTTTTTGTTCACTTAAAGGATGAAAAGATGAGTGGAAGAAATTTGTTGACTCGACGAAGTAGTGGTTTGTGGTTGGTTGAGGTTGAAGGAGGTAATGGCAATGGCGATCCCGATTTTGAAGGACGACCCAGAACCACAATGAATGGGAATGGAATCATAAGCCCAGAATCCATGAAACGAAAAGAACGCGATCAATTCGTGGATCATGAATCTCCAGTCTTTGGGGAATTTATGGAAAAATTCCAATTTGATCCTGAAAGGTTTCATATTTTTGAGTCTTTTCAAAGAGGTTTTCCAGAGGCCGAGACTCCGCAAGAGGCAATTAAAATGTCTTTTGATTTGCTGAAAAAAGGTGGTGAAGAAAGATGGTGTGATCGCTACATAGATGTTCGTCTTTTTGGAACTACTGCCTTAGAAGAAAAAGATGGCGATAAGGCGGCTCTTAATTTTAAGAAAACAGGTTGTATTACAATGACCTGTGGACAATCTGTTGCTCCGGTGAGTATCCAAGAAGATACTATTAGTCGCATGGCTCCCATACAAGACTATCACATGACCGAAAAGCAAGGGACATTGGCTCCCCAAGCCAAGAAACGAGTTCTACACGGACTTTACGTTGTGCGCATGGACGTTAATCCTCATTTAGGACAACGATGTTGGACCACAGAAGAAGACATTGATGTTTTTAAGAATACCATGAAGCACATGTGGTTAACATCAACGTCAACAAGTCGTCCTGGCGGTTCTATTAGATGGTTAAACGGGTGGTGGGCAGACCACACTAGCGCTAATTGTAGCTTTGATCCCTATATGTTTTGGGAAAAACTCACCCCGACAGCTAAGGTTCCAAACCCCACCTGTCTGGGCGACTATAATATACCCCAACCAGATTTTGATTTTGCTGTAGAAGATCTGGCTAGGTTTTAACTCTTTGCGAGAGGTCCAGTGACGCAAAAATCACTGCGACCTCTCGCGGTTGTAACTCCTTATCATTAAAGGATTTGTAAGAATGGCAATTCTACAATTTAACAAATTAGTAAGATTTTGTAGGACCGCTCGAATTGTCAGTCGTAAACTCTTTTTTGGTAAGGAGTTATAACCAACGCTATAACAACCTCTGTTTTTTACAGAGCTAATTGAAACTGAAACCCCTTTTGAAACCTTGCCGTCTTTGACGGCATAACAACCTCTGTTTTTTACAGAGCTAATTGAAACGAGCGATACATTTACGAAGGCAGCCGCTTTGCCAAGCATAACAACCTCTGTTTTTTACAGAGCTAATTGAAACTCGATGAAAAATCCAAGTCTCGGGCATCCATTTTTTATAACAACCTCTGTTTTTTACAGAGCTAATTGAAACGATCGTTGGGCAGACTCGCCGATTTCCAATCCACCAACATAACAACCTCTGTTTTTTACAGAGCTAATTGAAACTCTCTATACCCTCTCAGTGTCCCCAGCTTCGCGTTTATAACAACCTCTGTTTTTTACAGAGCTAATTGAAACTAGTACCCACGCAAGCCAAGCCACGCCGCAATTTCTGATAACAACCTCTGTTTTTTACAGAGCTAATTGAAACTAACAGGGGGTTGTCGATGGCAACTACGAAATTACCCGCATAACAACCTCTGTTTTTTACAGAGCTAATTGAAACCATGTCCGAACCACTGACGAAGGCACACCCGAAACATAACAACCTCTGTTTTTTACAGAGCTAATTGAAACGCTTGCATCTTTCCCCAGGTGGTGAACAACAGTTGCCGTTATAACAACCTCTGTTTTTTACAGAGCTAATTGAAACTCATAATAGCCCGAAATCGTTTGTTTTTTCGTCCCGATAACAACCTCTGTTTTTTACAGAGCTAATTGAAACGCCCGTGTGGTGGATGCTGGTAACGGTTGCTTCGCAAATATAACAACCTCTGTTTTTTACAGAGCTAATTGAAACCATTACGCGAAGGTTACCGCACCAGCCGTTTTATAATAACAACCTCTGTTTTTTACAGAGCTAATTGAAACTTTGATAAACAAAGGCAAAAGCACCGACAAGGTGGACATAACAACCTCTGTTTTTTACAGAGCTAATTGAAACAATCGCATTTTCGGCGTGAATATAGCAGGATAGGTTTGAATAACAACTTCTGTTTTTTACAGAGCTAATTGAAACATTCTTCTCCTTTGTTTTGTTTGTTATTCTACACTTATAACAACCTCTGTTTTTTACAGAGCTAATTGAAACGGGGGTAAAAATCACACAGCTACCCTGTGCAAGTCATATAACAACCTCTGTTTTTTACAGAGCTAATTGAAACATTCGACATTAAAGGCAGTAACCGCCACATGCCTGGGAAATAACAACCTCTGTTTTTTACAGAGCTAATTGAAACTTGAGCTTTGGTGGTCTGCAACAGCACCGAAAAACCAATAACAACCTCTGTTTTTTACAGAGCTAATTGAAACCGGCGTAAGTAGCCGTCGTCGTAGACTCGACCGTTGAAAATAACAACCTCTGTTTTTACAGAGCTAATTGAACAGAGCTAATTGAACAGAGCTAATTGAAACGTCTCACCACCAGCCAACTTGTGCTGAAGCAAGCGTGTATAACAACCTCTGTTTTTTACAGAGCTAATTGAAACGGCTACCAGCCCCATCGCGGACACGAATGGCGACAGTATAACAACCTCTGTTTTTTGCAGAGCTAATTGAAACACCACGGCGGTGGCGTGCCGGAATCTCACATATCAACCTCTGTTGAAATCAACTGAGTGACGAATCTCTGTTTTGCAGAGCTAATTAAAATGGTATGGTAAAAATCAAACATGTATATTGCTCATTCAGAAAAACTGGTAAAAAATAAACTTATACCCCATCAATTATATGAAGACCATGTGATTGGTTCGCGGAATAGAGCATTACATAATTTGGAGATAATTCGTCCTTATTTAAGAGAAGAACTTTTTGTACAATTAGAACAGATTGTTATTCGTTCTGTTATTCTTCATGATTTAGGAAAATTAGCTCCTCCTTCTCAAGATGTTTTAAAAGGAAAAATAGCAGGGAAGATGCCTATACACCCAGATGCAGGTTCGGCAGCTTTTTTAAGAGAAGGAGATAATCTATCTGCTTTAATGGTTTTTGGACACCACATAGGCATGTCAAATTGGACGCGTTCAAAAATAAAATATAGAATTTTCGATCTTATCATTGATCGTTGTCCTTATATGGCTTTTCAAGGAACAACGGCAGAATATACAGATAGCATTCTCGATGAATTACTAACAATTCATCGAGAATGTGTTGATTTAGATCTTCCTCCCAAACCCGAATTTGACAAATTTTCTTCTGATTTACTTCGTTTAGCATTTTCCTGTTTGACCGATGCAGATTATTGGAATACATCTGAACATTATGGCATTTCTCCTCCCGATGGAGTCCCTCTTGATCCAAAATTTTTAGCTAATTTAGATGGGCATCTCGAAACACTAACATCCCCAGGACCAAGAGGAGATTTAAGAAATGAACTTTATTCTACTTGTCGTCAAGCAGAATCGACGCCTTATACGTTTTGTGGCGCTTTGGTTGGATTAGGAAAAACTTTTGCCACAACAGCATATGGCTTATCTTCTCATCCTCGAAAATTGATTTGTGTAGCTCCTTACATTACAATTATTTCGCAACACGTCAGGAAACTTAGAGAAGGTCTACAAATTAATGAAGATTCGGAATTAAACCCTATAGTTGCCGAAGATCACCATCAGCTTAAATTTAACAAAGAAAAAGAAGTTAATGGTCAAAATTTGGCTAAAACTTTTTCAAAAACATGGTCATCTCCTATTGTTGTGACAACAGCGGTACAATTTTTTGAAACACTTTTTTCTAATCATCCAAGCAAATTAAGAAAATACTATCAACTTGCTGGATCACACATAGTTATAGACGAATGTCATGCTTCGATACCTATGAATTTATGGCCTCTTGCCTTGCAACGATTAGAGTTTCTAACAACCGAATTGGGATGTAAAGTTACTTTTGCTTCTGGATCTCTTCATCGCTTTTGGGAAAATAAGAGAATCAAACAGGTAAGCGGATTTAGTGGAAAACCAATTTCTTTAATTTCGGAAGAATTTGTTAACAAAGCAAAACAACTAGAAAGAAAAAGGGTTATAGTTGAATATAATTCAACCCCTTTAAATCTAAAAGGAGTTGTTAATTTATTATGCAAAGAAGTATCTCTTGACCAAGGGCCTTTAATTTCTGTTTTTAATACAATTAAAACAACTGCAAATATAGCTCTTGCTCTTAAAGATGAATTGGGATCAGAAAGAGTATTACATCTTTCTACTTGTTTAACTCCCGAACACCGAGAAATAATTCTTAAGGAAGTAATAGAGAAAATTAAACGAAATGAAACTTTTATTTTAGTTGCTACAACTTGTGTGGAATTTGGACTCGATCTTTCTTTCAAAAAAGGTTTTAGAGAAATAGGTCCAGTTATAAACATATTACAATTACTTGGAAGAATTAACAGGGATGATATTTTTGATTGTGACTCGCTAACAGTTTTAGAACTTCGAGACATCCTTCATTTTTCAAAGAATCCACAATTTGCTAATGGGACTAATATTTTCCGCGATTTATGGAGAGAAACTGGCGGAGAAATTGAACCTCATTTAGCAAATATCGCTATAGAGAGAGAATTACAAAGAGGATTTTCTCGCATTAAAGGAGCAAAACACTCTTTTACAATTGAAGGATTAGCTAAATTAGAGCGAGAAATGAAAATGGAATTGATAGGCGAATGCTGTCGAGTAATTAAAGATCCTAAAATAACAGTGGTTATAGGTGAAGTAGAGTTTTCTGATAAATCTTTAACTAGAAATTCTGTGTCAATTTATGAAAATAAGTTAGAAAAATGTCCTAATTTAGCGAGAAAAAATGATGAAGGAATTTTGATTTGGCAAGGAGAATACCAAGAGCCATCATTACCCTATCCTTTTGCTCTAGGAATTATGTCGGATATACGTATGAGGAATTGATTATTCTCTGCAATTTAGAGCAGAGCAACATAGAAGACGGCTGAAAAATGCGGTTCTACACAGATGAAAGTATCCACGGTTGAAAAATACCGTACAACATTATCCTGAAAGTTTTTAAACACATTATGGCTAGAAAACCTAAACCTCCCCAACAAGTTCAACAAATGCTTAATCTTAGAGCACAAGGATATAGTTACACCAAAATAGCTAAAGAATTAAAAATGTCTCGGGAAACTGTGGGGCAATATATTCGTTCAGGAGGCAAACCTCGAAAAAATGCTATAAGAATAGAACATAAATCCGTATCAACTGTTGATCCTTATAAATGTACAGGATGTCATAGAATGGTAAATTTGCGACCTTGTAAGATTTGTGAAGCATTAGCTGCAAAGAAAGTCCAAATTTCTTGAAATAATAATAAAATTGGTAAGTCAACACACTACTATATTATTATGAGATATATAGTAGATGAATCCTTTTTTGAAGATATAGACAATCATCTTAAAGCGTACTGGTTGGGGTTTTTGTCGGCAGATGGTTGTTTGATGAGGAATGGTGAAAATGTGGTAGGCGTTGCTTTGATGTTAAAAAAGGGTGATGTTGGACACTTGAAAAAATTTAAAGCAGATCTAAATTCTAATTTACCGATTAAGGAAGTTTATTATAAAATGATAGATGATGTAGAAGTGCGATTGAGGGTGTGTCGAAAGAAAATGGGTTGTGATTTGATTAAATGGGGATTTAGCTCAGACAAAAGTCATCATTTTGATTATCCGGATATTGACGAAAGATATGATTGTAGTTTTTTGTTGGGGTATTTTGATGGAGATGGTTGTATTCATTTAGAAAAACCTCAATATATTGCAAAAAAACCAAGACTGCAATTTTTGGGGACACAATCTTTTTTAAATGTTACTAGAAATAAATTACAGGGTTGTTGCAATGTTAATTTGGCAACAATTCATCCTGGAAATGGGACTTATAGAATTCTTTATGGTGGCATTAATCAAGTTGAGAAAATTTATCGCTGGCTCTATTCACACAGCCCGAGGTGGTTACCAAGGAAAAGGGAAATATTTAAAAGCATATATCACAATCTAATCTAAAGAGTTGGATTAAAGCCCACTTCCGCTTCGCGGAAGTGGGGTTTTTTATTACTTGAGAGGAGTAAATAAGACAGGAGGACAAAATGTCACGTTTTATTTACTCATTAGGCGGTTTTATTATTACTTTGTTAATTATTGGCGTTATTTTTATTACAGAAATGAAGGCGCCCACTTTTTATGTAGAGACACCACGGGTTAGGGAGCATTACATTGGCAAAGTAAGATTAAATGATAGACTTGTAATTAGATTATTGGTCTTAAAGCATTGTCGAGAGGGTGTTGCTAATGAAGAAGGGCAAGCAATGATAGACATTGCAAACCTTGCAGCATCACAGGGATTGCGAATTCAAGACATCGGTAATTATCATGTTGATACAGATGGGCAAGTTGGTCTTGTTTACACACGAGTTACTATTGATGGATTAAAAAAGTTTGTCAGCAAGCAAATGAAAGTAGATGCAGAGGAAGGGGATACGCTTATTATTTACACTACGGGGCATGGCAGTTCAGAAGGCTACATGCAAATACTTGGTTCTAGAATAGTTCTTGGAAAGGCTTTTGCAGAGGCAGCCGAGGAAAACAATCAAGAAACATTATGGTGGCAATCAAGTTGTTATGCGGCTGCTGGTCTTCCTAAAATTGGAGAAATGAATAAAAAACAGCAAGAGGTTTTTTCTATGTTGGCTAGTTCTGACGCAGAACACTCCAGTTATTGGGGCGATCAAAATCCTATTTTAAAACAATTGCTTTCGGCATTAGCATCTGGAAGTAAGAAAATTGACCCTAATCAAGACGAAATAATTGTAGCCAAAGAACTCGCATCTTTTCTCGATGGTTTAGGGAATCGTGGCAGATTGCTATACGCAAAATCTCCTGATGAACCAATTTTTGGATGGGCTGACTGGGCGAATTTAATTCCAATTGTTGGTCCAGACGGACCAGAAGATCACGGCGATAGGTATATTCCTTATCCACAGAATGCTGTGCCAACAAAAACAAAAGGTGTGCTTTAATCTTGACAACCAAAATTCATGTTTTATAATGAAAGCATGAATGAAATTGACGAATTAGTTGCTTCGTTTTCAGAAAAACTGGTTTCTGAAGAAATCAAACCCGCTGTCAATCCTTTTGACGAGCGCTGTTTTAAAAATCCTCAAGGTGTAATTAAAGATCTGTTGGGACAAACACTTCGTCAAGCCAAAGATATTCACAAGAAAAATAAAGAGATTGGCAAGCTCACTGAAGAATTAGCTAAATTTGCTGAAATCAAGAATTTGTTGGAAGAAAAAGATGAAGTAGAGTTGAAAATTACCAAGGTCACGAAGAAGAAAAAGACAACTTATAAAATAGAAGACTCAAAGATTTAATCTTTTTCTAGCCTCTTCGCAATAACTCTCATCTATATCAATTCCTATTCCTGCGACATCTAATTTTTGGCACGCTTGTAAGGTGCTTCCAACTCCCGAAAACATATCTAAAACGCACATTTTTTTGCGCACACCATGAAGCCGCAAACACTTTTCTGGTAATTCTACCGGAAATACTGCTGGGTGGTTCCCTTTTTCGGTTCTAGCCTGAACTGTCGAATAAGGAATATACCAAGTATTTCCCCCACATCGAAGATCTCCTCCCTCGGTGTGTTTCCATCTTTTAATATTAGATTTATCTTGATAGGGAACTCCTATTGAGAGTCGATCTAATTTCACATCTCCCCGATGTGTAAAGTGGAAAATATGCTCCCAATTTCCATGTATGTATCGTTTTGAATTAATTGGCTTGAAGTGTCCATGACTTGTTTCATTAATTGAAATTGATTTAACCCAACAGATGTTGTTTTGAAGAACAAAAAGCTCTCTTGCTTGATTAGCAACATCTAGTGCGATCCATGGTTGAGAGTTGGTGAATCCCACATTGAGAAAAAAAGATCCATCATCTTTAAGAAGACGTTTAATTTCGTCAAAAACTTTACCCAACCATTTAAGATATTTTTGGCGTGGAAGATTATCTTGATAAGATTTATAAACTATTCCGAGATTATAAACAGGACTAGTACAGGCAACATCTATACTGTTGTCCTGCATTTTTTGCATTTCTTCAATACAATCACCACATATGATTTTTTGTTTCATACTAATAATATAGTTAATTGCCGGTAGGCAAACTAGATTAAAGTATGTTTGAACTTAAAAAATCTATAATTTCTCCTGTTCACGACACGGCAGAAAGTTCAGAAATTGAATTTCTGACAAATTTGGTTAAAGAAGGGGATTATGTGATAGATGTAGGGGCTTATGTTGGGGATACAACCATTCCTTTAGCTAAAAAGGTTGGGTCTGGGAAGGTTTTTGCGTTTGAATGCCAAAGAGCAATTTATTATGCTCTTTGTGGAAATGTGGTTCTCAACAATCTACACGAAACAATTCAAGCGTTTCCACACGCGGCATATGTTGTCTCTGGTCAAAAAGCATACATGCCAAAAATAGATTATACCAAGACTCAAAATTACGGATTGGTTCACCCCACGACTACACCAACTCCTGTGCCTGTGACCACTATGCGAATTGATGATTTGAATTTAAACAAATTGCGTTTGTTAAAAATGGATGTTCTAGGAATGGAATGGGATGTAATTCGAGGCGGCGACATAACTATCCGCAGGCATTTTCCATTAATTTACTTTAAATCTGTTCATTCTGAACTGACAGCAGGTATTTGCGAATATTTGGAAAATTTAGGATATGAATGGGGCATATATGATACTAATGTTCTCGCATTTAAAAATGAGAATTTTCCAGATCTCGTTAAAGATTTAAGAACAAGCAATGATTCTCAACATCAAGTTCTATTCGCAGCCATACAAGAAAGGAAGGAGAAGCGCAAAAAAGATGGCAGGATAATTATCATTTAAACATATATAATTTTATGAGATTTGAATTTAAAGATTGGTTGAACGAAATCGCCGGAGATTATAGCGATTTTGTTACGGGTTGGCGAGGAAAACAGTCTCAAGGTCCATTTGCCGATCCTCAACGAAAGCCATATGACCCTTTACGCAAAAGAAATGCACAATTCCGACATGATCCATCTTCATCGCCTGATGATGATATGTGGTTTGGCGTCCCGGATAAGCCTGATCCAAAACCAAAAGGAGAGTATGAAGGGTGGACGAATTGGGATACTTGGGCAATAGCTTTGTGGGCCAAAAATAGTGCCACTACTACCGCAGTATTTAGAGAACTTTCTAAAGGCAAACATGGACCCAAAAAAATGGCTATTTTTTGCCATATGCCAGAGAAAAGAAAAGAACTTATTAGATTCCACACCAGAGATGTGGATCTGAAGGATGTTGATTGGAACGAGCTTACTTTAGATTTTGCTGTCGATTAGAGGAACCAGTCTAGATAAGCAGACAATTGGAAAAGTAGCTCTAGCTATTTTATTTCCATCGCGCCATTTACATAAAGCTCGACCATCTTCTATCGTCTCTATTTCCATTATGGGACCACCGCTATTTATAACAACTGGATTATCGTATTTAATTTGTATTAAATCTGATTCTTTAAATGTTTTTCGATGAACAGGCATTTCTACTCCTAGATAAAAAATTCACAATTTTTCCAAAGATTCTCTAAATTTTTTGTGTTTGTGTATGTGCAACAACTTGCCATGCTTCCTCGTATGTCTATGGCTAAATTTTTCACATCACCTTTATAGTCAACCCAACCATCCTTCCCTTCAGATGCTCTATATCCTTTTAGACCGCCACAATATTTTTCATTGGCTATTTTAGATGACATTCCATACATTAGCATTTTTAGTTTGTTGCCATCGGCATCGCACTTCCATTCGGACTCGCATTGTTTGTAACTCGCAAACATACTCCCTGACATAGCAAAATGACTCCCTGATCCCAGTGCCTTGCAAATATCTGCTGGCGATCTACATCCTCCATCAGAGCAACACAAAGCATTTAATTCGTTAGCGGCACGACCACATTCTGCTGCAACAGAAAATTGTTTGCAACCGATTCCCGCTTTATTTTTAGTATCACAAAATGAGCCGTTAGCAATTCCACACTTTGCTATATCTGCTCCTGCTTTTATTATATTTTCTACTCCTTCAGGCGTTGCTACGTTTCCGGCCAAAATTATACTTCTAGGATACAACTCTCTCAATACTTTTATTTTGTCTAGAAAATTATACATATAGCCATTTGCTGTATCTAAACAAATTTTGTTTATATTACATTGATTGGATGCGAATTGTAATTTTTCAAAATCTCCATCCGACATTCCTAATGTGTAAAAACTATATTTACTTTCTTCTTTTTTGAAAAACTTCACCAACACATCAACATTAATGAATTTGTGCAAAGCTACAAAAAAGCGATACGGATAAAGAGCAGTTGCCATAGGAATTGTGGCTACACAACTCATATTCGCAACAATTACAGGAACGCCCGTAATTAAAGATTGACTGTGTTTACACACATAAGAAACATTTAAATTTACTTCTGAACGACTACTTAGCTCAGTTGGTCTGGGTCTAATTGTCACATCATCAAAGTCTAATTTTTTCTCTTCTATAATATTCATTCTTTTTCCCAAGGAAAAACTATCCATTCGGGTGGTTTTTCCGCTATATAAAATTCTGGTTCAGGGATAGATCCTTTTTTCCAAAACAAAACGGCGATTGCATTATTGGCTTTATAGAGATCGTTGAAAAATCGCAAAGTTCCACCGGTATCCACAAGATCATCTACAATTAAATAATTTTTTATAGAAATAAGTGGATTTTCATCTTCCACAATGGCTTTGTTCTGTTTTTTAGAGCCTTCGTAGAAACTTATTCTGATGGAATGATGATTAATGTTTAAAGCAGTGGCTACTTTGTGGCTGATATTGAGTCCGCCATTGGCGATTCCAACAACACCCCCAAAAAGATCGTCCACTAGCTTTTATTTGAAAGATGAGATTATTAATCATCTCATCTATTTCAGGTTGGGAATAGTAGATTTTTCTCATTCTTTTGAGATTTTAACACAAGCTATCTGTAATCTCAATGCCATTTTTACTTATTTATCATCATACATAGTATGGCATCTATTCTAAGAGGAAAACAATGACTGAAGCTGAACAAGTTATGATGATTGAAAAAATGACTAGTGGTAATGGTCTGGACTGCACCGGTATGTCCTTTGAAGAATGGCCAGCAAAGTTGTTTAATGGAAAAAAAATAAAAAATTGTTGCTTTTATCAAGAAGATAAACCTGATAGTCACATCTTTCCCAATAGCATGAAAGATGTTGAATTTAAAAGATGCAACTTAGACAATGTATTTGTTTCATCAAGCAATACTATAGGAAAAGGCTGTTGTAATAAACGAATCAAAGTACAACCTCCTACTCCAAAAGCAAATCCAAAAAAAGACGACACGGCAGATGGTGGATTTGATTGGTTTGTAGATAAAAATCATAAACCAGTAGAGCCCCTAGATAAAAAGAAATTTGAAGAAGAAGGCAGAAGTATTCATCCTAAAGATATTCCTCTTAAGCACACTATGGAAGAAGAAATGAGTGTGGCAGAATACGAAATACTTAAAAAAGAAGACTGGGAAGCAGAAACACAAAAAGGAAATAAGCCACTTAAAAATAAAGGAGCTTGGTTTAAAGAAGTTCCAGAAGTTATTTCTAATGATGGCAAAACAGTAAAAGTGCGCGGAAAAGCATGGTTGATTCGTGGCGAAAAGAAAATGGATGTTAGACCTAAAGTGTCAATTGAGGAGATTAAATAGTGGCTTTACATGCTGATACAGTTTGGGAGATGAGGACTACTGGTGACAACACCAATGGTGGATTTTTTTATGATAGAGATCCCGGTACATCTGTAGATTATTCTCAACAAGCTGCTGCCCAGCTTTCTCTTTCCGATATTGCAACCGATGGGGCTGGGACAACACTAACGTCAGTAACAGGCGGATTCACTGCCGCGATGGCTGGCAATGGTATTTATTTAACCGGTGGTAGTGCAACGGCATCATGGTATGAAATCGTCACCTACACCGACACTAATACAGTGGTAATTGACCGCACGGCAGGTGCAAGTAAAACTAGCGTAACGGGGAATATCGGTGGGTGCGTAGCGGTTCCGTCGCTCGCTTTTTATTCGGCGTGCGTTAGTGGCAATACAATCTGGATGAAATCAGGAACCTACACCACCACGGCAAATATTGACGTGATAGTGTCGGGGACCAATCCTTACATACTAACCTATGGCTATACTTCAGCACGGGATGATACATGCAACGACGACGATAGACCTCTTATAAATTCAGGGGCTTATATTTTACAGTTTCGTCCTGGCTGGTGGTTTTATAATATCCGTACGACTTCTACTCATACAAATGGGTTCGATTGGTACACAAGTTTACATTACGCCACCAATTGTAAATTTTCCAATACTTCGGCAACGGCATATAGAACAGCTTTGATGATGCCCGGTCACGACCGTATAGACAATTGTGAGGCAAATTCCACGAACGGGAAAGCTATTTGGATAAGTCAAGAAGCCAACCAGTTGTCATACTGTTACGTCCACGATTCTTATGATGGTTTTTATTTTCAACAGAAAACAGATGTGTCGGTTTTAAGTTGTTGTATTGCATCTAATTGCAGTCGTTATGGTGTTTGGGCTGACCATCCAGTACATATGAAACAATGCGTGTTTTATAATTGTGGCACTGGTGTATTTGTTGATACTCAAGCGACTCCAGTCATTTTTAATTGTTTGTTTGATTCCTGCACAACGGGTCTCGCAGCCACGGCGAGTACTGTCAGTATTATAAACGATTACAATAACTACCATGGCAACACCACCGATGTGAGCAACGTAACCAAGGGCGCGAATGCAACCGCAACCGACCCAGATTTTGTTGATGCTGCTACTGACGATTTTACAATAACCGCTGGCTCGGCTTGTCTGACGCAAGGCATGCCAATAACGCTAGGGGTAGCGACGGTAGTAACAACCCATCAAGGATTAGCCCCTCCAATAGAAACCATTCAATTATTGGGATTACAAATAACTTAAAGGAGCAAAAATGGCTTTACAGGCTGGTACAGTTTGGGAGATGAGGACTACTGGTGACAATACCAATGGTGGATTTTTTTATGATAGAGATCCTGGTACGTCTGTAGATTATTCTCAACAAGCTGCTGCGCAGCTTTCTCTTTCTGACATTACAACGGATGGAGCAGGGACAGGTGTCGGATCGGTAACAGGTGGTTTTACTGCTGCTATGGCAGGTAGTGGTATTTATTTAACTGGTGGTGGCGTTACCGATGGTTGGTATGAGATTATTACTTACACTAACACCAATACAGTGGTAATTGATCGCACGGCAGGCGCAACCAAGAGTGGCGTGACTGGTAATGTGGGCGGATGTGTAGGAGGTTTCACTAATGCTTGGTGGATAACTCTTACTATCGGACATAAAGTTTGGATTAAAGGAGGCACCTATAATTTTACAGAAAATATTTCTGGAGCCAGTGCTAGTGGTTCAAATACACAACCAGTAGATATTGAAGGATACAACACAACTCGTGGAGATGCTCCTGGGATTGGCAGTGGAAATCAACCTCTAATCAATTTTGCTGCTTATCAATTTGGACATAGTTATGCAGACGATTATCAGATTCGCAAATATATTTCGTTTACTGGCACTCACGCATCAGGTACTAATTCAGGAGATGTGTCTACTTATTGGGAGTGTGAATTTAACAACACTTCAGGCACAATAAATCGCATTGCTGCCGCTGGCCGAGTAGGAGCAGCATATATTGATTGTAAAGCAACAGCAGCTAATGGACATGCCATTAAATTTTATTATAACGGCTCTAATAGTTTGGCTTTGCGATGCTATTGTTATGATTGTAAATATGGAATTTATTTTTATTATTCAAGTGGACATCATGCGATAGATTGTATTGTTGATAATTGTTCTTCTATTGGGATTTATGGCGGGACAGCAGGAAAAATGATTAGGGGATGTATATGTTATGACTGTTTGGTTGGTATTTCTGTAAGTGGGGCGTATACTTTTGTTCAAATTGAAAATAATATTATTGATACTTGTGGAACAGGATTACAAACCACTGCCGATTATCCAACATGTTATTATGATTATAATAATTTTCATAACAATAGCACAGATAGAGTAAATGTTGCAGTTGGTCTGCATGATACAACATATGATCCTCAATTTATTGATCCGACAAATGGTGATTTTAGCCTTGCAGCCAATAATTCTTGTGATGTTGGTGGGGCTCCAATCTTTCTTGGAGTAGCAAGTTCTCGTTCAACATATCAAGGAGCAGTTTCTCCAGATACATATAGATACTTTTTTGGATTTACATCATAACGGAGCAAAATGGCTTTACATGCTGATACAGTTTGGGAGATGAGGACTACTGGTGACAACACCAATGGTGGATTTTTTTATGATAGAGATCCCGGTACGTCTGTAGATTATTCTCAACAAGCTGCTGCGCAGCTTTCTCTTTCTGATATTGCAACCGATGGAGCAGGGACAACACTAACGTCAGTAACAGGCGGATTCACTGCCGCGATGGCTGGCAATGGTATTTATTTAACCGGTGGTGGAGCGACTGATGGTTGGTACGAAATTATCACTCATACCGATACGAATAACGTGGTTATCGACCGGAGTGCTGGGATTGGATTGACTGGAGTAACGGGGAATGTCGGCGGAGCAGTTGCCTTGCCCACAACTGCATTTTTAGTAGCCTCTCCCTTACACACTAAATATGTAGCTTCTGGAACATATACTTTTACGGCTAATGCTGTTAACGATACTTTTCCCGCAACACACCTCCGTCCAGACCGCTGGCTTGGATACAACGCAACTCGTGGAGACAATCCACTTCCAGATAGCGGACATCAACCAGTTTTTGCATGTGGAGCATATTGGATAAGCATTAGATATTACGCCGAATATAAGTATATAAAATATACTGGAACAGCGTCCTATACGGTAGTACATGGCAAAGGATATGACCACAAGCATGAGAACTGTGAGTTTATAAATACATCGGGAACCTCAAATCGTTCTAGCATCTATTGTTATGATAATGCCCTTCATCTTGAGAACTGTATTCTACAATCCACAAACGGCAATGGTAGATACACAGTCAAGGGGAATGGGTCGTGTGTTGATTGCTATGTGCATGATTCGGTTACTGGCTTACAGATGAGTGGAAGTGGTCGCCAGAGTCTACATGTTACAGGGTGCTCAATTGATAGCTGTGGTACCGGAATCTTCATGGATGGGGCACAACAGGGATTCACTAACGCAAAAAACAACACCATTTACAATTGCACAACAGGACTCTATATATACGTCGGGTCTCATACTTTGACCGTGCTAAATAATATCTTTGATTCTAATACTACTGCCATTGTTTGGAATAGCGGAGACTTAAATGGCGCACGCCTTGATTATAATAATTACAGTAGCAATGGTGCGGATGTTCCTGCCGTAGCGATGGGCAGTAATGCTACGACAACAAGTCCCGCGTTTGTAAGTACAGTCGGCGGCGACTTCACCCCAGCCAGTGGAAACGGAGTCTATACACAAGGTAAGCCACGTCCGGTCGGACAGGGCACAGCGACGGCAGTAACAACTCATCAAGGAGCAGTGCCTCCCGTGCAAACAGCGCAAATATTACTTATAACAACGTAGATATAATATGCCTTTAGTTCAATTAGACACAGAAAATGCCGATCTTGATTTAACATCACAGATTACTGTTTTAACAGATACGCCGAGTGCTACTGAAAACAGACAATGCCAAGCCTACATTGCGTTTGGAGATGGAGTAAAAAATTTAACTGCTGGTGGTGGGGATTTTGAAATTTCAGTAACAATTGGTGGACAAACAGCAGAACCAGATCCGCAAGTTATTACATTTAGCACAGCAATACGCACCGCTGTCTGGACTACTGTATTCCCAGTAGTCGCCAACCAAGAAGTTGTTATTAAAGTTAAATCTCCAAATGCGGATGCTGATGTAGATGTTACGGCTTATTTATTTGACGTTCCTGTTGGCGATACTCAACAATGGAATAGTTCTACTGTTGCAACACCAACAGTAGACGGAGTTCCTGAAGTAGATATAACATATGGAAATGGGGTGGCGATAAGTCTTGCATCATCAATTGATGCGAATATCACACATATTACAGGGACTCCAGTAAGTCTAGAATCAACTGTTGATGCTAATGTCACTCATGTAAATAGTACAGCAGTAAGTATCACTACAGAATTTGAAGCAGATTTAAAGAAAATTGATGGTGACGCTCAATCTATGACCGATTTGAAAGATTTTGCAGATACAGGTTATGATCCAAGCACGCATTTAGCAGATACAGATGTCATAAGTGTTAGTGGTTCTAGTGCCGCAGCAGATGTTTTAGAAATAATGTATGATAATGCAATTACATCAGGATCGGTAAATGATGGTTCTCCTACTACTACCTCATTTATAACAAATCTGACTGAGGCTACAGATGAACACTTCACCCAATCTGCCTTTGTATTTACTAGTGGAGATTTGTTGGGTCAAGTTCGCCCCGTAAGCGCATATGTGGGCGGCACAAAAACAATTACGGTATCACCAGAATTTACAGGAGCCCCCTCCAACAGTGACACATTCATGATTCTTGGAAGAGTCCAATAAAGACTTGCTAAACCATCTCAGATATTGTATATTGCAATATGTCCATTTTTCGGAGTTATTTAGCAAGGATTGCAATCATGCTTGAAAAAAAAACTGTCGAGCTTCTTAGGCAAGTATTTGAAAACAAATTTTGTGTGATTTGTGGTGCTCCTGCGAAACGCATCATTCAGAAAAAATTTCTTTGTCATAAGTGTGCTCAACCCCTTAACGCCCCTCATTCAGAGCACACACCAAAGGAATATAGTTTCCCAAATTTTCCAAGGAGATTCTCATGAAAGTGCGTTGGCTTTTGGTTTGGTGGATGTGTTGTCCGTTCATTTTTGCCAATATTGTTGTCTGGTGGTATGTTTCTGCGGCTCTTCCTTCTTTGTATGAGTATGAACAGATCGCAGATCATCATGACACACAAATGAATAAATTGCGCTTGGAAAATGAGAAGTTGAAAAAACTGGTTTTTTCAAATGGATTTGACCACGGTAGCAACCCCTCTACGAAACCTCCAGGAGTAATGAAATAGTTTACAAATGGGCAGATTTTGGGGTATAATGTTGAATGAATAAAAAAGAAATTAGAAAGCGGTTTCGCCAGGAAGTTTTCAAACGAGATCATTACCGATGTAGGGTATGTGGTCGAAAACTACATTTCGGAACTGGTGGACAAATAGAACAAGAAAAACATGGAATAAAAACCATATTAGACGCTCTAGACGCTCACCATATTGTGTCTCGCGTTGATATGATAAATGGTGGTTATGTAAAAGAAAATGGAATTTGCCTTTGTAAGATAGCTCTTCATTTGCCGTCTTTCCCAAGAGCAGCCGCAGACGAAATCAAAGCTAATTCCAACATCAATGACGGAAGAACTTGTCATGAAAAAGCTGAAGAATGGCTTAAAACTGGCAAGGGGGTAGAAGGATATGACCCAGATACTCTTTATTGCTTAATTGGATCTTCTCTTGATCTTGCCATTAAAGCATCAGACAAAAGTTAAGCATTTTGCTTTACAATCTAATCTTTATGGGGTAAAATATGGACAAGAACATATTGCGCACTTTTTCCATGCCGATTACTCGCATAGAAGTTCCCCAACCTTTTTGCTCTGAAATAGAGAAATTTATGAAGCAATATTGGATTTGGAAGAATGACCATTGGGAAATAAGAGCAGACTGGATTGAAAGCGGAAAATGCACAACTTGTTCGCATATCGAAACTCCATACGCTTGGGAAAAATTACAAGAAGCAGCTTGTTTATTTGGATTTGAAAAATAGTGCAACGTCTACGGAAAGGTAGATGGTGCGGCACGGAAAGGAAAAAAAATGCAAGGCTCAGGAGGCACCGAAGGTGGTATAGGAAAATATTCTGTGGGATTTTTGTTAGCTCTAGCCGCAGTATACTTTTTCTTTGACTCAGTGCGCGTATCCACTATGGGTTCTGGGTTATTCGGAGGATTGGGAAGGGGAAATGGGCTTTGGGAAACGACATCAATGGGGATTATATTTATTCCCTTCTTTATTGGAGTGTTAATTCTATTTTATGATTCAACGAAGCGATGGGCTTGGACATTGATGTATACCGGATTAGCAATCATCGCTGTAGAGATTTTGAGTAAGATTAGATTCTTGATAAATATGAAAACAACGCATTTATTAGGAATTTTTGTAATGTTTGCGGCTGGGTTGGCTTTAATGCTACAATCTTATCGAGAAAATAAAAAGACGGTGAACCATGACTCATGAAGATACCCTCAAATCCCTTAATGCATTAGTGGCTGAAGTGTGGTGTCCCGAGGAGATTGGGAATTCTGATTGGAATCCCAGTTCTGATCTTACCGACGCATGGAAGGTGTGGGAATCATCGCTTTGGAAAGGCACGCAAAGATTGGTTCGTAGTGTTTCTGGAGGTTATGTAACTACTTGTTTTTATCGTGGATATAAAGTAGTTGTTTCGGCCCCTACTGCTCCTATTGCTATTTGTTTCTCTGCATTGAAAGCAGTTCAGATAGCAGATGGGCTATTTATAAATGATTTAGTAAACACTCTACTAGACGTATGAAACCAATCATTATTAAAAGTAAACGAGAAATTGACAAAATCCGGCAGAGTTGTCAATTAGCGGCACGAACACTGAATATGATCGAGCCTTTTGTAGTGGTTGGCGCGAACACATTTGAATTAAACCAAAGAATTGCAGAGTTCATCAAAGAAAATGGAGCCGTAGCCGCCCCGTTAAATTATTTGGGATTCCCAAAAGAAACTTGTATGTCACTCAACGAAGTGATATGTCATGGTATTCCCGACAAGGAAACAGTTTTAAAGAATGGAGATATTCTTAATATTGATGTAACTACGATTCTTAATGGATTTTATGGTGACACAAGTAGAATGTTTTCTGTAGGAAATGTTTCCAAACAATGTGCCGATCTTTTGCGTGTTACAAAAGAATGTTTAGATATTGGCATTAAACAAGTAAAATCCGGAAACAAAACAGGACTTATTGGATATTACATTTCCAAACACGCTGAATCTAAAGGATATTCCGTAGTTCATCAATTTTGTGGACATGGCGTAGGAATAGAATTTCATGAAAATCCACAAATTCTACATGCAGCTAAAAAAGATCAAGGAATTATATTAAATCCTGGATTGATTTTTACAATTGAACCAATGATAAATATCGGTCAAGCCGAAGCAATAATAGATGAAAGCAACGGATGGACAGCACGGACAATAGACGGAACTCTTTCTGCACAATATGAACATACTGTTCTCGTTACCGATGATGGTGTCGAGATTTTAACACTGGAGAATAAATGAACGAACGAGCTTTTTTACTTTGCAATGTAATAGATCGAAAAGATGATAACGTCAAACTCAAAAGTGAACTTCAAGATGATAGCGAATTTGAATTAATTGTTTCCCAACACAGCATTCAAATGCTTGATGATGGTTTTCGTTGTTGGTTGGAAGTAGAGTATTCAGGAGAATACGAAGGCATTGCCACTATTACACTTCCAAAGCCAATTATCGACAAAGGTCACCGAGTAACCGTTAGAACCAATAGAATTAAAAGAGTAATTAACAAATCCAAATCTGGTGGAAATATTTGTCTCACAAAAGGAGTGAAGGGAATCAATTCCAACATCCACCAACCAGGCGAACAGTTGTCATTTGAACGAGTTGAAGCTAATCGTGGGTGGTTAATTGTCGAGGGAGATCGGTTTTTTATTGTTCCATTTGAAAGCGCAGATATAGTCAAATAGTGCTATAAGGGGTCGTATTCCTCTGTTTTTACAGAGCTAATTAAAATTAAGGAACAAAAATGACCACTAGTTCCATAGAGATTACTATTCCAAAGGCATTTTCGGTTCGTGACGAACATGAACTGCTTGCATTTAGACATTTGATGCAACGACTTAATCCATTATTGTGTGTTACAGAGATTGCTCAAGGAATACACAGAGATGGCGGACAAACAAAATTTTGGGGATTGGTTCACGAAGTTGGACAAAAGATGTCTAAAGAACAAATTTTTGAAGTTTTGTCAGAAGCAGGATTTGATCGCGAGCATAGTGGAGCAATATTAATTAAAGGCTAAGATCGCAGGATAATGATGACAGAAACAAAGTTAACAAAAAATGGCTTGGAATTCCGTCGATGGGATGGAGAACATCGCAGCAATACCAATATAAAAAAACAACAAGACGGAAAGTTTTTCGTTATTGAGAAAGAAACAGGACAAATAATCCACACTGCTTCTACGCGCAATCAGGCAGAAGCAATTTTTTGGAAAGAAGTAAAAGAAGAACAACAAATCTGGGCTCATTTACGAGATTTTGTTGAACTAGGAGAAGGGGTCACGGTAAATAACGTAATCTCGGTTATCAAAGAAAATGAACAACTTAGAGTTTTATGCAATCTGCTGTTCCCCGAATGGGAACAGCAGCATCCTGATGGATGTAAAGTTTTTCATTATGCGGTAATTAAAGATGGTGAACTTTTTCTTTCTACTAAATGCGAACCCACCGAAGATGGATTGTTGCAATATGGTGACGGTCAAGTATTTGACGATGAAGGTTGTGTTTTCGAAGGAAAGTATAACTTAAGTTTTCTAGAACTTCTTGATGGTCTATTTGGAGGACAAAGACCGCGAGCACAACGTCAAACTATTGATCTATTGTCTTTGCCAATAGGTATAGATTCTCTTGGATTTCTTCTCAATCCCATCTCTGTAGATGGCGATATTGTGGTTCAAGATGTTTTTGATCTCGTTGCTGGGAATGAAGATTTAAAATTGTTTATTTCGATGTATTCTTGGTGTCGCACAATTGATGAATTTCACAAGGAATCTAAAAATATTCCTCCTGATGATGTAACTAGTGAAAATGATGAAGAACGTCTTTGTCTCATGAAAATTGAGCGTTTCTACGACATTCAACCTCCTAGAGTTAAATCAGATGGTTACATAGACAACTTTATGGACTTTCGTGCATCTGGAAAGGTTAGCGAAGAAACCCTTAATCATTATAAAAAATTTGGAGGAGAACCTCCCAAATATGAATCTTATGGAATAGGTTTTGATCGGGTATATGTTTATGCTCAATTGCCGTTATATATCAATGAAAAATTGGAAATCCACAAGAAGCCTGTGTATAGTCGCAAAGGCAATATTAAAGAAGGACTGAAGACTATTGATAAAGTAACTTGTCCTGTTACATTACTAGATGTTTTAGATGCTGTCTATTGGGAAATATCCTTTTATGGGGGGCCTGAAAATCGAGATTTGCAATTAGAAGAGATTACTGGTCGTATTGATGAATGAAAATAGCTCGCCTGAAGGGCGAGCTATTTTAGAAGATTAGTCTACATTCCTTGTTTGACTCCTGTAAGCGATCTGCGCCCAACAAAACTCCTCTTTAAAAAAGCAAAATGAAGAATGTTCATTTTGCTTTTGGAGCCGGTCGATGACGTAATCGAGTCTTCTTTTTCTTCTCTTGTACTGGCTGGGAAACCCTCACAGACCTCTGAGATTTGATCGACTTCCGAGATTTTAAAGAAGCTCGCGCGTTGTTGTGGAGATCGGACAAGAGGCTGTCCATTGCATCTATTGAATCCCGAAGGCTGTGCCCCGTTTCGTTTCGATACAATTTTATGGCTGGTATTTTTTCGCCCCTTTCCAGAAGATTTAGACACCTTTTTTGTAGTCTTTTTATGTTGGTTTTCTTTTTCATCGGCATCAATTGTCGAATTATCCGATGATACTCTGTCCATTGAGGAGGCTCGATTACGTAATCTTCTATTTTTTCCATTCGCTGAACAAGTGCGTCGATTTGAAAAGTATTCATCTTTATCAATTCTTTCAATTCCAGGTATTTTTTTAACTTCTGTTAGATTGTGTGGGTCCATCAAACAAAATAGAAAGCCTTTTTCAAATATTGCTATTCCCGTGCTAAGACGAAACAGTTTTTCAACTAATGCATCTTTTCTTTCTTTTTCAATTGTAGGAACAAATGAAAAACGAAGACTAACAGGAGGAACTTCCTCTTCAAGTAGCATCGTCATAAAAAGAGACTGAATTTCTGAGGCTATTATCATCATTATACCTTCATTTTTCTGTTTGTAAACCAGTTTACGACCTCCATCCAGAATAGTTTTTGGCATCCGCATCTACTGAATTTTGAGTCTTAAAAACATCTGCCATCCCAAGGGTTGGGATTACCGTCTTAGGAATTGAAACTGGATTGTTAAGCTGCGGTGTTGGCTCCTCATAACTAGCACATGTATGTGCTATTTCTGAGTGAAAGTTATTTGTCTGTTGTGATCCTTGTGATCGACCAACAAAATATTCACTAGTTCGACGGCGATTTTCGGCAAATGCATGATTTATTTTTTCGTCAGAATCTTTCGACCACACAGCCATATTTGACAAATCCACACCCGTATATTGATTGATTTTTTTTAAATCTTTTTCTGAACAACCCATAAAATCAAACGACCATCGTTTACTTGTTTTAGCTCCATCAAAAACTTCAGTTATGATTTTATATTGGTTCTCGGAATCAGACCTATTGCGATAATGGTTAGAACTATTTTCGTCTCCATCAGAAATAACTTTAAGTAAATAAGCTGTATTTTCATCGCCATCATCTTCAGTCATCATTTTGTCGATGACGTGTCCAACTGCATCGCAAAATGCAGTTGAACCACTTGGTTGATATGATTCATAATTAGATTCTTCTAAGGCGTCAGCTTCCATTTTCCAAAGATGTTCATATACTTTTCCATTAAATGTAAATAACGAACAAGTGATATCTTGATCTTTAGCATCTTCTTTGAGTTGTTGAACCCATTCATTATATCCCTCTACCGTTTTTTCTCTATTAGTCCACATCGAACCACTACGGTCTAGAATAATTGCAACATGAGTTTTAGGTTTTGTCATTTTTGTTCCTTGTTAATTTCCCACCTTCAAGCCATTGAGGAAACCATCTTTTTTGTCCTCGCGCTTTCCGGCTTTCATTATTTGCTCTGCAATTACTGGCTGAACGTAATTGACATAAATCAATGCCGCTGGTTCCGGTTGCCAGAAATCAATATCTTTTGGATCAACGCCTACTTCTTGATCTATTTGGGCTCCTGCTCCAATTTCCTGTCGCTTGGTGCTTTTGCGAGTGGGTCGCAATGACCGATTTAAACCTGCTGGCGAGATCCAAGGCTCTCCGGAAGCGTGCTGAGATTTATCTATAGAATCAACACCACAACAGTAATTAATTTCATCATCATTGCAATTTAAGTTTTGACCAGCTATTGGACCACCAGCATCACTAAATTCAAGTTTAGTACTAAACATGCTAGCATATCGTCTCTGACGAACAGGAGGTTGTGGTTTTTCTTCTTTTGAAAGATAGAAAGCAAATCCAATTGCCCACACTCGATCATCACCCATAATTTGAGAAGCTACACCACGAGATTCTTCTTCGGTGATGATGTATTGACGAACTTGTCCTTTTTCATTACGAAAACCATCTAGCCAGAGTATTTGACCAGTTGTGGTTGCAATATAGTTTTGAGCGGGCAATTCATAACCACATTTTTCACAATAACGATTTTGTTGAAGTTCTATATCGTGAATTGGACACTTATTTTTAATTTGCTGAAGACCTAACCATTCTTTACGATTTGTTGGATGACCAGTAACAGGATTAATTCCCTGCACGCTAGAAACTACCGCCACATGATGTTTGTGGTATTGATTAGGTGTGAAATCGAACCACAATCCACGACCGGTTTCCACAGGAGTAAAAAATGATCCAGACGTTCCTGAACCATGCATCCATACTTCTGGACAGTTTGGATATTCATCAACGATATATGATGGTCTTGGATCATGAGGCGGCAAATCATGCATGCCCTTTCCTTCTAATGCTGCGGGCGTGTTGATAGCAGCTTTCAGACCATTTACTTCCATCCATGATTTATTTGTATAATTGTACATATTTCTTTTTTCCTTATTAAATATAACTCAAGGTGGTCTTTGCGACCACCTTGAGTTATTTAATTACCAAACCTTGTTGCCCTTAGCAAACGGATCGTTTTTACGAACAGTTCCGTTATCACCAAGCCGAATTCTTAATTGCGGCAGTGTTCCAAGTTTTTCTCGTTCTTGGAACAGAACAGATGCCTTACGATAACGTTTGGCGACTTGGGCAAAAGTTTTACCATCTACTTTGTCAAAAAGATCCAATTCGTCATCGTTAACTTCTCCGGTATCATGAGAAGCCAGATAGAGCAACTGACGGATGTTTAGTGGCAAATTACCCCATTCACATCCAGCATCAGAAGCGCCATCAGGACGTAGCGGAGTTCCTGGATTAACAGGATTTTCCTCTGCAAACCGATCTGGTCGGTGTCCTACTTTGAATACAGGACTTGGAACGCCATCAACAATAACCGAATCTCTTTCGGGATATTGAAGATTAACGATTTCATCGACTAATTGTTGAGATAACTCTATATTGAGTGACCCATCATTGTTAAAAACAATGCATCGTCGATTTTCCGTTGCTTCCTTAAGGGATTTTCCATAAGGATTGGTGTGATTGTCGGGATCGTAATGCTCGATAAGTTTCACGGGCGACAATGTGGCGGCATGTTTTTCGGGATCACTAGATACGTCAATGACCACCGTTTGTGGTTGAGGTGTGGCTTCTTTATCGCCGCGAATTACACGAGCTATCCGACGAGCCGTAATTGAACCACATCCACAATTTTCGAAATCTTCGTAACGACCATTGGCAAGATGTTCGTCAGTAACATCTTTAGGATCAAGATCGCATTTAGTAGCGAACTTTTTGAGAAATTGGTCGAAATCGACCTGGGTGCCATCGAGTGCGGCACGTACAGCATCTAACTTAGGTTGAGCGTTCATTTGCTCTCTCCTTTTTCTAGGCTTAGGCTTGTTTTTCTTACTCTTACTCTTTTCTCTCTTCTACTCCAGGTTTTCCGTCCTGGCACAGCATTGACTCTTCTAACGAGAAGTGCCATCACATAAGTATACGACAACTATTATAGTATGTCAACCACAATTTTCACAATTTTGTGTTTTAGTCCAAATATATTTGAGGCTGCGACAGATATATACTGTCATGATTAGTTTTAGGAACTTTTTGATGTTAGAACAAGATCCAATGGCTATGGGCATGGGTGGCGCTGATCCTATGGCTGGCGGAATGGGTGGACCTCCTATGGGCGGCGGAATGGGTGGACCTCCTATGGCTGCTCCTGGACCGATGGGTGGACCTCCTCCTCCAATGGGTGGACCTCCGATGCCAGGACAAGCTCCTCCTCCTCCTGCTGAAGAACCTAAAAATCTAGAGCCTATAGATGTTTGGAAGGTTATAGAAAAAATTCTAGAAGGAAAACCTATAACTGATAAAAAGTCGGGTGGACAAGATGAGAAGGATAATGTAAATTCTAGTCAACCTTCTCAACTTCCACAACCTCCTCCTACTGGCCCGCCGATGGCTGTTCCTGGAATGGAGCAGCCTCCAATGGCTGGGCCGCCCAGTGCTGCTCCGCAACCGCAGCACATGATGGGTTCTCCGATGATGTAAACATCGGAAATTAAATAATCATTATTAGGATGAAGGTATGTCTAAAATTCTTCTGTGTGCCGATCTACACGTACATCCGCATAAGCGATCATCTGAGCGCCTTCAAGATTGTCTTGAATGTTTGGATTGGATTTTTCAAACAGCCATAGATCGAAAGGTGAAAAATATAATTTTTCTTGGCGATCTGTTTCATGATCGACAAAAAATAGATGTGTTTACTTATCAAAAAACGTTTGAGATTTTTGAGAAGTATTTGGTAGGCAAAGCAAGGGAATTCTATGTAGATCATTCCCTTGGAACCGATCCAATAACAATTCCACCGTTTAATGTTTATCTTCTTTTAGGCAATCATGACCTTTGGCATTTAAATAAATGGGATGTGTCTAGTGTAAATCCATTTCGTGTTATTCCTGGAGTTTTTGTGGTAGATGAACCAACCACTATTATGATCGGTGGTTATCCAATTAGTTTTATACCCTTTACTCATGATCCTCTCAAAACTCTTGAACAAATAGATAATGATTCAAAATTTCGCATTTTATGCGGACACGTTGCTATAGATGGAGCGATGTGGAACACAAAACACCAGACTTTCTCTGAAGTAATTGTGGAACATGATGGAGACATGGTTAAGGTTGATATGGATAGTTTTAAGGGTTGGGATAGGGTCTTTTTAGGACACTATCACGCAGCGCAACAATTAGATGCCGCAGTGGAATATATTGGATCTCCCTTGCAATTGAGTTTTGGAGAAACACTGCAAACAAAACATATTCTCATCTATGACTTGGAATCTGGGAAAAAGGAATATGTTGAGAATGACTTCAGTCCTCAGCATTTAATTCTGACTGAAAACCAGTTAGGAAAGCACAACTTGAATGGTCAATTTGTTCGAGTGGCTGTAGATGATCTTTCTGCTGCTAGTGTAGTCGAAATGCAAAAATCTCTTATTGAAAATGGAGTCAAAGAACTCCATTTGTCCCAAGCCCCTAGAAAAGAAGAGCATGTTATTAAGGACGCCAAAGCATTTTTGTTGAATCAAGATAAAATGCTAGAGAGTTATGTTGATGATCTAGACTTGAAAAATTTAGACAGAGATAAGCTCATTAAAATAGGAAAATCAATCGTTGAGGAAAATGAATGAGAAATTTAAATTTTACATATTTTTCTGCTAAGAATTTTCTTTGTTTTGGTCCCGAAGGAATTGAAATTAAATTACCAGAATATGGCAACATTGTTTTGATTCGTGGGGATAATCTCGATGTACAAGAAGAGGAAGAAAGGATTGCTTCTAATGGAGTGGGAAAAAGCAGTTGCCCAGAAATTCCGGTTTATACTCTCTATGGGAAAACTATTAAACAACCTAAGAAGTTAACTCATAAAAATGTAATCAACAATCAAATTGGCAAAAAACTCAGAACAGAAACAAGGTGGGGAGACTTTAGAGTTGTACGTACACGCAAGCCAGACTCGTTAAGAATTTGGGAAAGTGAAGAAGGAGATTGGGGTCAATTAGGAAATGAAGAGTGGGAAGAAGAACATGAAATCTCGGTCGGAGGCATGCCAGCTACTCAAAAACTAATTGAAGAAAAAATTGGTCTGAATTATGAAACTTTTGTAAACGTAGCAGTTTTTACCGACAATAATGCAGGTTGTTTTTTAGAGTGCGACACCCCCACTAAGCGCGAAATTATCGAAAATCTTCTTTCTCTTGATCGGTATCGACAATTTGCCGATGTAGCTAAAAAAATGCGAAATGACTTTAAAAGTCAAATCAAAAACATTACCAAAGATTACCAACAACTAGTTGATGCAAAAGATGCTGCTTTGGTTCGTTTAGAAGAAGCTCGTAAAGAAAAGGTCACATGGTTAGAAAACAAAAAATCTGAATGCAAAAAAATTATGCTTCAGATAAAACAAAAACAAGAAAAATTAGAGTCTACTGAAGAAGGTGGGGAAATTTCTCGTTATCAAGAAGCACAAGAAAAAATAAAAAATCTTACTTCTATTATTCCTCAATTAGAAAAAAAACGTAGTGATTTTGACGCCAAATTAGAACAAGCCGAAGAAAAAGTAAAAGCAGCTAAATCCAAAGAAACTGACTTGGATACTCAAATCCGAAAAATTCAAGAAAGAATAACAGAAGCAAATGATTTTATTCAAAAGGGTGACAACAAAATAGAAACAATAGAAAGTAAAAAAGGAGTGCGATGCGATTCTTGTTATGGCATAGTTGAAGAAGAAAATTATGGAGTTTTTGTAAATCAATTAAAAAATAAAATTGAACACTATAACGGAGAAATAGAAAAAGACACCAATCTCCTAAATCATGACAAAAAGCAACAGGAAAAATTAAATTCTGGCATCCAAAAGATTATTGAAGCAGTTGGATTGGCCCGCAAAAAACGACGTGCTCTTCTTTTAGAAGTTTCAGAATCCCAAACCGAATTAACTGATTTGAATCACATTCAAAAACCTCAAAACAAAAATGTTACTAACACCATCCTAGAGAATGAAATTACAAACCTAAAGGAAGCACTTATCACTAAGAAAAAAGAATTTGAAGGAACCAGTCCTTATGAACAAATTCTGATTTCAGCCGCCAATGATGCAGAAAACAAGAATCAAGAATGCGACAATAAAAGAGATGAATTAGATGTTGCCGAAAATGAATTACCTTATTACGAATTTTGGGTAATAGCTTTTGGTGATTCTGGTATTAGGAAACATGTAATTGATGGAATTATTCCTACTCTGAATAATCAAATTGCTCATTGGTTGCAGTTTCTTATTGATGGAAAAATTAAACTAATTTTTAATGATGAACTCGATGAAACCATAGAAAGAAACCCAATTGACGGAGATCCGTTTGTCTATGCTCAAATGTCACGCGGCGAGCAAAGACGCCTAAACCTTTCTGTATCACAGGGATTTGCCCATGTTATGATGTTAAATACTGGAGTATTGCCTTCGTTAGTTTTTCTTGATGAGGTTACTACTAATATAGATCCAATGGGCGTAGTTGGAATTTACAATATGATATTAGAACTTTCTAAAGATAGACAAGTGTTTATCACTACTCACGATCAAGGACTTTTGGATATGTTAGAAGGTAGTGAAAAAATAATTCTTCAGAAAAAAGAGGGGTTTACAAGGGTTGTTGGCGACTAATATTGGAAATTTCATTTAGTAAATTTTTCTTTGTAATTTTTATTTTTCATAACACTTAGATAACCTTTCAAGCACGAATCCAGAAAGAAAGAAGGAATTAAAAATATGTCGATTAAAGCTCTCCAAGATTATACCTATTATTCAAAGTATGCCCGTTATAATAGTGAAGAAAAACGCAGAGAAACATGGAATGAAGCTGTTGATAGAGTCAAACAAATGCACCTACGGCGCTACCCAAATGTTGCCGAACATATTGAGTGGGCCTTTGATCTTGTAAAGCAAAAAAGGGCATTGGGGTCTCAAAGGGCACTTCAATTTGGCGGAGTACCTATCGAAAAGAAACATGCGAGAATGTACAATTGTTTATCTAAATCTACATCTTTTATTACCCGACAAGGGGTAAAAACTTTTCAAGATTTTAAAGATGGTGATATTGTTGAGGTTTTGACTCATAAAGGCAATTGGAAAAGAGCAATAGTTAGAGATTATGGAAAGGATTGGTTATATCGACATAAAATAACAAGAAATAATGCCGAATGTGAAGTTTGGGCTACAAAAGATCATCGTTGGCTTTTAAAGCACGGGGAATTTCGCCAAGGACTTGATGTGGGAGACCATCTTCAAAACGCCCCAGATATTTTTAATGATTTTGATTATGATGAAGCACAACCGGACGAAAGATTATATTGGGCTTATGGACTTATTTATGGCGATGGAACTAATATTCAAGATTCTGATGGAACTCCAAAATATTCTGCAATACGTCTTTGCGGTAGCAGCAGAAAATTTGCATATCGGTTTGAAGAACTTGGTTTCAAAACTAGTGCTTCAAATTCTCTGCAAGGCGATATAATGGCATATACAGGAACTTATTTGAAAAAATCACCTGATCCCAACAAAGACGATCCAAGACTTATTAGAGCTTTTGTTCGTGGTTATTTAGATGCAGATGGAGAGGTTAATAGAAGTACACATAAAAAATCAAAATATCCTTCTAAAAATTTATTTGTCACCATTCAATCAAGCGAAAAAGAACATATAAAATTTATTCGAGACTGCTTTCCAATAGCGGGAGTTTATATTGTTTCAGAAAAAGATTTTACTAATGAAATAACTAATTTTGGAACCAGACCCTATACAATTAGGTTTAGAATTTTTAATTCATTAGGAAAAACAGCGTCTCATTTTTTTGTATCAGAAATAGATGATGAACCTATTTATGATGAAGTTTGGTGCCTGGAAGTAGATGACGATCAATCATTTATTATGCCTAATGGATTAGTTACTGGAAATTGTACAATGACTTTTTGTGATAGAATTCGTTTCTTCCAAGAGTGTTTTTGGCTTTTATTATGTGGATGTGGTGCAGGGTTTAGCGTTCAAAAACATCATGTGAATAAAATTCCAAAATTCCACAAAGAATTAAAACTTAATAAAGATAAAAACCTAGATGCTGCGGAAAAAATATTTGTAATCCCCGATACAATTGAAGGTTGGGCTGATTCTTTAGGAGTTCTTCTTGCCACCTATATTCCTCATCCAAATTATGCCGATTGGAAAGGCAATAAAGTGGTTTTTGATTATTCTGTTATTCGTCCCAAGGGATTTCCTGTTTCTTCTGGCGTAGGAAAAGCCCCAGGACCAGAGCCATTAAAAAGATCATTAGAGATCATTAGAAAACTATTAGACGATTGTGTTGGAAAAGGACAATCTAGATTATCTCCAATTGATGCATATGACATCACAATGCATACATCAGATGCCGTTCTTTCAGGCGGTGTTCGTCGATCTGCGACAATTGCTTTGTTTAGCAAAGATGATGAAGAAATGATGAATGCCAAAACAGGTAATTGGCGCGATGAAAATCCACAACGAGCAAGATCCAACAACTCTGTAGTATTATTGAAAGATGATCTTACAAAAGAAGATTTTACTAAATTTATTGAGGTTTTGAAGCAATACGGAGAACCGGGTTTTTATTTTACAGACAGTACAGAGGCCGTATGTAATCCGTGCCTTCATAGAGACACCCGTATTGCAACAAATCTTGGATTAATAAAGATAGAAAATTTACAAAAAAGTTCTAATATTTTGTTGGCTGATAAAAGAATTGGGAAAGAAAAAATATGCGCGGAGTTGGGAATAGAATTTGTCGAAGCCTCTAATGCCAAATTAACGCAAAAAAATGTTCCCATTTTTGAAATTAGAACTAAACATGGGCATTCCATTAAAGCTACTGAAAATCATATTTTTCCAACTCCAAATGGTAGAAAGCGATTAGATGAATTATCTGAAGGTGACGTTATTTATTTACAATCTGGAAAGGGAGCTTTTGGAGAGCGTGGTACTTACGAACAAGGTCTAATTCTTGGATTAATTACATCTGATGGAACATTTTCGAGAGCGGGAGCAGGAACGGCGTTTATTGACATGTGGCAAGATGATTTCGAGCAGTTGGATTATATCAAAAAAATTGTTAATTCTGAAATCAAAATTCTAGACAAACAACATTTTAATGAAAATATTGAAAATGATTGGAGTGGGGATTGTGATAAAAAAAGAATAGGAGGAAGACGCCTGTATAGATTGTTAAAAGAGATTTTGCTTATTGACAATCCATCTACGATTAAGAAAAACCTTCCAGAATGTGTTTGGAATGGATCGGAGGAGTTTGTAATTGGTTATTTACAAGGGATGTTTTTTGGAGATGGAAGCGTTCAACATAAAGAGCGCAAACAACACACAAAATCAACTTTATCTTATCGTCTTACTCAATCCAACGAAATACTTCTGCAAGAAATTCAAACATTACTTACTAATTTTGGCATAATTAGTGGGGTTTATTTTAGACGCCCTGGCGAATTTAGATCTTTGCCAGATGGCAATGAGGGCGTAAAAAAATATTGGTGCAAACCTAATTATGAATTAATTATAAATAGACCAAATTTTATTCGTTTTAAAGAACAGATTGGAATTTTGGGAAGGAAAGAAGACATTGCTAATGTTTATTTAAAGCAAAGAGGTGTTCAGTGTAAAAAAATAGAAAAATATTCAACTCGTATTAGAAGCATTGATTATGTTGGCAATGATGATGTTTTTTGCTTAAAGCAATATAAAACCAACACCATGATTGCCAATGGTATTGTTACTGGCAATTGTGGCGAAATCTCTACATGGCCAGTAGATCCAGAAACAGGAAAATCCGGATGGGCTGTATGTAATTTGTCAGAAGTTAATGGTCGTCGCGTTAAGTGTGAAGAAGATTTAGCTTTAGCTGTACGGGCTGCGGCTATAGTGGGAACTCTTCAAGCGGGATATACTGATTTTGAGTATTTGGGACAAACCACAGAGAAAATTATTAGACGAGAATCTTTGCTAGGCGTCAGTATTACTGGAATGATGGATAATCCAGAAATATTATTTGACCCCCAAATGCAGAAAAAAATGGCTCGTTTGGTGATTAAAACCAACGAATGGATGGCATCTAAATTAGGAATAAATCCAGCAGCCCGATGCACCTGTATTAAGCCTAGCGGAACTTCCAGTTGTGTTTTGGGCAGTGCTAGTGGAATTCACCCCCATCATGCAAGAAGATATTTTCGTCGAAGTCAAGCAAATCAATTAGAACCCGTATTTCAGTTTTATAAAAGCAAAAATCCTATTGCAACAGAAAAATGCGTTTGGAGTGCTAACGAAAGCGATGATGTAGTTACATTTTGTGTAGAAGTTCCAGATGGGGCAAAAACTAAAAACGATCTTTCGGCAATAGAATTATTAAAGCTCGTTCTTGTTACTCAAAAAAATTGGGTAACACAAGGAAAACGAAAAGAAAAATGCACCCAAGAATGGTTAACCCATAATGTTAGTAACACAATTAACGTAAGAGAACATGAGTGGGAAGAAGCAACTGATTTCATCTATCAGAATAAAAAATACTTTGCAGGCATTACTCTTTTGTCTGCTTCTGGAGATTTAGATTATCCCCAAGCTCCCATGGTAAATGTTTTAACGCCCCGAGAAATACTTAAACAATATGGTGATGGTTCTATGATGGCTAGTGGATTAATAGTTGATGGATTCCATGCGTATGATGATTTATGGGTGGCGTGTGATGTGGTTTTGGAACGTAGCAATCCATTGGTTGAACCAGAACAGCCTAACGGAGAGTCTACATTAGAAGACCATAGACAATGGGAAAAAGACCACAATGAGTGGAAAATGAAAACTGATTGGGTTAGGCGCGTAAAACAATTTGCCGAAAGATATTATGATTCGGATGTTAGAAAATGCACCTATTTAATGAAACACGTTCATTGTTGGAAACACTGGATGGATATTAAACGCGAATGTGTTGATGTAGATTACACACAACTCAAAGAAGATGAAGACGTAACAGAAATTCTTCAAACCGTTGCGTGCGGTGGCGGGGCGTGTGAGGTAATCTAGATGTCTAAGAAAAAATCAGATCTATGTCCTTTATGCGGACAATATATGGATTTATATTGTACTGGAAATAGAAACACTCCTTTTGTGGATGGAAAAACCTATTCCAAACTTTGTTTTACTTGTTTCTATGTTCCTAAAACAGAGAGAGAAGTTTATAATAAAGATGGATCTATTGAAGAGATTATTGTATTGCCTTATTCTCCTCGTTATCTACATAAAGCTAAAGAATTGGTAGAAATGGGACAAGCAGAAACGCTACCTAGAGCTAAAAAATCTATTGCGGGAGTTCGAGCGGCAATTAAAAAAGCCAAACTTAAAAGAGGAGTTAAATTCCCTAAACCAAAAGATGCTAGAGTAGAGTTAACCCCAGATTACTAAATAATAATATGGACATTGGATTTAAAGAATTTTTGTTAAATGAAAATAGGGCTTATTTTGGTCAACGATTAGGAGACATTCTTAATGCGTTGCAGGATTTGTCTGATAACTCTGCCGGTTTGGGTACGCGCCAATTGGTAAGCAATTCAGAGGGAGTTGTTAATCAGATGCGGCGTATTCTTCACACTCGGTGGAATCCCCGCGAACAACCGCATCTTCAACAACTACAAAAAATAGCTGTTGGCATTATGAGAGCAATCGAAACAAAAGAGGATTTAGAAAATTCATTACAAGCAGCCTCTAGTGAAATCGAAGGTTTGATGGGTCGTCTTGATATGCCTGTTAATAAGTTGGGATCAGGAGAAAAAGAAGCTCCTAAAGACGACACAAGTGCAACTAGTTCTAGCGAATCCCCCGAAGAAGCTCCAGAAGCTCCACAACCCCCGCAGCAGGCTACAGAACCAGTTCAAGCTCCTATGAATCCACAGGGCACTACTCCTTTACCTGGGGCTCCTGGAGCCGTCCAAGGGGCTCCTACGCCTCCCATGCCAGGAATGCCTCCTATGCCCGGAATGTAAAACGGAGAATAATCTATCTGTGGAATATGTGGATTTATTGGTTCGTCCAAACAGCCTCAAATATCTTTTGAATTGATTACTAATCTTTTTGAAAAAATTGAGAGCCGTGGAGAAGATGCTGCTGGATTTTGGGGCACTGGTAACGGGAAAATACTTTATCATAAAGAACCAGGAAGAGCCTCCAAATTAATCAAAAAACCAATTTGGCAAAAAGTAAAAGATTTAAATCCCGATCTTCTCATTGCCCATGCTCGGGCAGCAACTCCCAACGTTGGACCGCCTAATATTAATAAAAACAATCATCCATTTGTGAATGAAGATTTAACCGTTTCTTTAATTCACAATGGAAGAATTCCTGAAGTTGAATATAATATTTTGCGCAAAAAATTTGATGTAAAATCAGACACAGATTCAGAAATTTTATTGCATATCTTTCTGGAAGAAAAAAACAGAGAGCAAAGCGAATATCCTGGTTTAATTGGAATTTGTGATATTTGGTCTAGTATAGCTCTTGAATCATCAAGAGCTATGGCAGTGGCTATTGGAGAGTTATCCGAAGAAAGGCGTCTTTGGTTGTTTCGCAATCATCGTCGCACACTATGGATAATAGATCTTAATGAATTACTTGGTCAAATTTTCTTTGTTTCTACTGAAGATATTTGGATAGACGCAATAACATCTTCAACACAAAAGGTTCGTAATTTCTTAAATAAAGCTGCAATTCCAATAATAGAACTGCCAACTGAAGAGGTTTGGTTATTACGTCACCAAGACAAGGTGAGTATTGAAAAGTTTGAAATGTTATCAAATGGAACTCATGTGTGGGATCGCAATGTTTTAAAGACAGAAAAAATCAAGCCCACACATGAAATTATCACCGAACTAGAATTAGATGATTCTATGGAATTTCCTATGATTGATCCAAAAAAAATGCTTGCTCTCTGTAATCAAATACAGGAGCAAGCATTAAATGTCGAAGGTTTGATTGACAAAACTGAATTAACTTCAAGACAATTTGATGAAATCTCTACCAAACTCAAAACAATCGACGGTGAACTAAAAGTAGTTATGAGGATGTTAGAGCAATAATCAGCTAATTTTTCTTCAATTGCTATTCTAACAAATCCGAAATACCAACTTGTCGAAGAATAGTGTTAATTATTTTCCTTTTTATTACTATAGTAAAGGAAAATAATGATTAAAACTTACATTGGAATAGATCCAGGACAATCGGGCGGACTAGCATTAATTAAATCAACAACGACAGAAGTAACAACAGAAGTAATAGATGTAATTAAAATGCCTGCAACCGAATTTGATATTTGGACTTGGTTTTTAAACAAACAAACTAATTGTTTTGCAATTATAGAAAAAGTTCATTCCATGCCAGGTCAGGGTGTTGCGTCTACATTTAAGTTTGGTAAAGGTTATGGTGGTTTAAGAATGGCACTTGTTGCTGCGGGGATTCCTTTTGAAGAGGTTGCCCCTAGAATGTGGCAAAAATCTATGGGGATATCTTCTAGGTTGAAAACAGAGAGCAAAACAGAATTTAAAAACAGACTTAAATCTAAAGCACAACAATTATTTCCTCATATTAAAATTACATTGGCAATATGTGACGCATTACTCATTGCAGAATACAATCGAAGAAAACAAGAAGGTATATTATGACAAATAATCCTAAAAGATTAACATTTGCTTACAAGCAAAGAAAATAAAAAATGCAAGTTACAACAAAGAAGAATTCGAATAATGGCTTAAAATTAAGGGTTTTATTTTCGGATTTAGACAGCCTTTTTTTCGATTAAGCCTAAAGGAGACCAATTTTCTGTCCACTCAAAAAGATCTTTTACTTTATCAACTCTAAGTCTGTTACTTCCGTCGTTTCGTCGAGGCAAGTTTGTGCGATATTCACAAAAAGCTCGACATGTAACTAAAGTAATCATGTATATTCTATGGGCATTATCTCCCGAAAACTTTGGTAAAGTTCCATCAAACCATTGTCGGAATTGAAAGCAAGGATCTTTCTCTCCTTCAAAGTTAAAACTACGAAAGTTTTTTAGGAACAGAATGGCTCGCCTTGGATTGTAGTAAATAGCACATTTACAAACAGCAGCACCGATAGCCGCTCGATCTCGCGGTACATGAGGAGCTATATCTTCAATAATTTCTCGCCATCTATAAAGAAATTCTTCTATATCTCCGTTGCTTATTTTAGTTTTATCCACCCCTCTAATCATCCAAGCAGCGATGTATTTAGACGCGGCGGCATCCCAGGTATTCGTTTGTGTGGTCATGTTTTTTCTCACTGTAGTTCTTCTGTGATTTTTTGTTTTAATTGGATTTCCTTTTCCTTGCCGGATTGAATTTCCAATTCCCAATTTTGAATGTCTTCACGAATTTTAGTTACTTTGGATTCGTGTTCAACAATTCTATCATTCCACTCTTCCATGTAGGTTTCTAGTTCTTTTACTTTTAGTCTCTGTTCCTCAAGTTTGCCTTTTAAACCCTCGGCAGCGTCATTATGAGTTGTTATATCTGATTTTAATTCTGTGATGATTGGAGGTATTTCTTTAGTTGCTTTGATTGTTGCTTCCAATTCATCAACTAGTGGACCAACCTTGTCAATATTAGCCGCCAATTTGTTGGTGTCAATTGTTGTTGCTTGTGGTGTCGGTAGAGTTTTTATCGGTGGTGTTATTGATGGCGTTGGAAAAGTTGTTATTGGTGTTGCAAAATGCTCGGAGCGATTCCAAAAATAGTCAGATCCCAAAGCTAAGAATTCACGTCCTTTGCCAAGAGCCACAATCATTTTAAAGATAACATTTAATTCTTCTATGCCTTCGTCTGATAATTCAAAACCTCGCGTTCTTTCATTTGCATCTTTATTTCTGGTGACCCATCCTCGATCACACACCCCAGACATTAATTCGCGGTAAGCGCCAACCTCTGTATTGTAATGCCCAGTTGTTCGTTGTGATTCTTTAGCGAATTTTTTCAAATTTAATTGTTCTTTAACCGATTTAAAAAGAGGCATTCGCGGAACATACATTTGCTTGTCGCGTCGGCATTTTCCTTTTTCAATTCTAAATCCAACAAGAGAACTTATTGTAAGTAGGGTAGATCGTAATGCTTGAGTGTTGTTTCTCAATTCAACACTCAATGGGTCAATTTCAAGGGAAAATTGCGGTTTTTCTATTTCTTTGCAAACTTCAATATGCTGCGGCAATCCCCAGTAAACTTGATGAGTTTTACCCTGTCCTTTTCGAATCGTTTCGAGACCCATATCTTTTTTCGCGTCATCCAGGGTTCGTTTGCCGCATAGACCTTCAGATTCGACGAGGATCTCACCGATCTTCTTCGGACCATCGGCAAGCGTCGTGAGCAAGAGAGACTTTGCCGCTTCTAGTTTTGGACTTTCTTTCTCTTTTGCTTTTCTTTGTTTTCTCTCGTCTATGCGTTTTTTTAATATAACTACTTCTTTTGTGTCCATTTCTTCGTGTTTAAATACACTCCTTGCAGCGGCAGTAACTTCGAACCAGTCACTAGACGACATGTGCTTAGCACATGTCGTATAAGTGTTTCCATCAATCACAACACTCTCTACAGGAGGATTTATACAAACGTCATTGTTTTTAGAATTAAACCCACACCCGTATGTTCCACAACGATATGTGGCTGCCGTCACTGTGGCTTTTGCTGGAATTGGTATAATCAATTTTTCAGGATGGACTTGCCGAAGAGAATTAAACACATCACCAACTACGTATCCTGGAGGGGGGATCAACATAGATTCCCATGCCGAATCATTTCCGGCGCCTTTTGTTCTAATTTTGATAGCACTTCCATCACGTCGAAGAACTTTAAATTTAAAATTAGCTTTTTGTCTTAAGTGCTGACACAATTTTACTTGCCACGTCCCACCAAAACCAAGCGTCTTTAAGATTTTACGTATCAGATCCTCAGTAGCCTTGAAGTTTTTAGGCGAGATCTTTTTCGGGACTTTGATGAATTGTAATTCTAACATGGCACACCCACAAAGGAAAAGAAAGCCCCCACGCGAGAGCGTGGGGGCTTATATTTTTAGTGATTAGGAACGATCCATTGGTTTTCGTGACGTTCCCACTCAAAAATATCTTTTATGGTGGCTCTCAAGCCACCAATTCCTCGTCCTTCTGCTTCGGCTCTTAACGCTGCTACAGTTTTTTGATAAGTTTCGAGAGCGCCATTTTGGCTTGATTTTTTAGTACTCTTGTACCAAAGATACAACCGTTTAGCCGGATCGTTCTTATCTGTCGTGAAAGCCAATTTTGAAAACCGCTCACAAAAGTTTTCAACAACATCGGGACCATACCAAAGTGCAGCTTTTGCTACTGCTGCACGCATAATTGAACGTGCTGGTTTAAAAGCATGATAAGTCCAAGCAATCACCTCTCCGTATTGATTGCAAAATTCAACAATTTCGGTATCGCTAAAGGTATTTCCCACATGCATACCTCTCATCATAGACCCAGCGATACTAGGCAACGAACGCCCGATGGTATTATCCATCGTAAAGTTGATACGATCCATAGGCGTGCGACGAACGCCTTGATCCATAAACAGTCTGGCACGCGGGAGGGCGTTGAAGGTGTGCCAGAAGAGCACTCCTCCATATTCTTTGTCGAAATCTATGCCTTTTTTACGCAGTTTTTCCGCCGCAGTCAATCCACCATAATACCGATTTTGACCATCTTCCAAAGAATTGTCAATATCAAATGCGACCGTTTCTGGTGTGGGGAACCATACTTTATTAATGATATCTGAGGAATAATATTGAATAGCCTTGTTTTTCTTTCTGCGATTACTGCCCCAGATCTCATGAGTGTTGTAATGTTCGATGATTTCTTCCATCATCTTTTCTGTCACAACGATCCATTCACTATACTGATCGTTTCCCTTGGTGTGGAAATGCCAAGGATCGTCAGTTTTGGCAGCTTGTTCAAGATAGTAACGCTGGTTATCCATCCCAAGTTCCCATGCTCGTTGTCGCATCTTCTCTTCAGAGTTTTGGTTGGGGTTTTGGTCTTCTTGGCGAAAAGGAGCGGGTAATGCATGTTTGAATCGCCCTGTCCTCTTTATCTCTCCCGTGTTGGGGTCTGCGACTTCAACCCCTAGTGCTTTGAGTTTGGCGGCTACTTGAGCTACTTGCTTATCACGAGCCTCTAAAATAGAATCCTTTGACATTATTACCCCTTGTCTTAAGGATTTTCGGAAAGGGTCAATACAATTTGACCCGGACTCCAATAGTATACGTCAAGATTCTTAGAATGTCAAGTGTATTTTTTGTAAGTCATTTGTTATCAACGACTTATGTCGTAAGAAAAAATGCCCCGACAACGCCATGCGAAAAGCGAAGCCGGGGCCTTGGGAAGACAGAATCGTTACGCAAAAATCTCAAATTGTTGTTTTTCGCTAATGTATTTGCTTTCGCCTATTTCCATTTCAAACCATACGTTGTATATGCCACAATCAAGGTCCAAGGTTTCTGTGTCTAAAAAATAGTATCCTTCATTAGCTTTTCGTAATTCAACAGATTCCTCATCTATTACCAATCTTAAATCTTGTTCTGCTGGAAGACAATCACCGCAAGCCATTTCCATTGAAATTTTGATTGGAGAGATGGCCACCAAATTCTCATAATAACGTTGCATTGCTGAGAGATTAGGCACACTGGGCAAAATATCCACTGTTAGATATCGTTTTTCTCCAACACGCATTCTATTTGGTCTAAAACCAAAATTAAAATCATAAATGATGGGTTCCGGACCCGTATACCAAAGATCGGGGTAAGTTTGCCATTTTTGTTCAATGGTTGCCACGGGCTGGTCTTGTTCAACTTCAATTTCCCAAACATCTAAATATCGTCCGATAACATATACAGGGTCTTCCAAAGTAATTGTAACGTAATATTCTCCTGTATCTGCATGTGTTATATTTGCAGCGTCAACCGTTTGAAATAGAGTTCTACCATCTTCATTAATTTCTGTTATTGCGTTGGCATCCAAAAAGTATATTTTCACACTGTTAACAGCCACCACATCATGACGACTGTTACCGTTATAAGTATACAGGCGCAATCTAACTTGATTGCCAATTACGGGGTTTTGGGATCGTTCTTTAATGGCCATTCATTGCTCCATAAAGGTTTTTTATAAATCGGGAGATCAGAAATTTCTACTTTAATCGACGGACGTTTCCTGGGCACTAGTTCTTTTAGTATCTGATTCAATTCAGTATTTAGCATTTGGCGATGTTCGTCCATTTTTGCAACTGTTTGTTGATAAAAATAAAAACTATCCGAACACTCATTATATTTATTTTTTTTAGATTGTTTTGAGTAGTATTTCTTTTTTCTCATTAATGTTTAGCCTTTCTCTTAGCGGCTTCCATTGCTGCATTTTCACGCTCTTTTTGCTGAATGAATCTTTCAATCACCCATTTTCTTTCATTAATAGGCATACCCATTACATCATTGCGACTTCTCTTAAGGTGATACATAAAGAAAAATGTTTCTTCCATTAAATTAGACCAAAGATCTAAACTTGCATCTATTATCCCGTATTCTTCTTTTCCCTTTTTGCTCGCGGGAAGAAAAAATTTGCTTCAAGCGGAAGCTCCACTTCAAATTCCTGCATCGTATACGGACTCGTTACAGATACTTTAGTATCTACACCAAAGGGCGGTTCATTTACAACAGTTCTTAAGAAAGCGACATCATTGATAGGTAACTTTTTCAGCAAAGTGCGAATTTCCAACTTGTCTGTCAACCCTTCAATATTTTCTACCAATAAAGCAGTTCTATACAATAAAGTATCATCAGCCTGTCCAGCAGTATCAAAATTCTTTACGCGATGATCTCGATAATTTTGAACATCTTGTTCGTCACTTCCACGAGCAAGGCGATATTGGAACTGATATCCAGTTGTTGGCAACGCATCAACAAGATTTTCTGTAGTAAATTCAGAAGGACAATAATCCACATACAAACAGTTAAGATCAATCACTGTGGCAAATTGTTGATCTGTTTCGGGGTCGCGCACCTCTACGTCATATTCGGGCGTGTAGGAAATACCACGTAAATAAATCAACATATAAGTTCTATCTTGCGTTAAAAAACTTTCAACATTAAATTTTTCCTGCATACACCGATTAAAAATCATATTGATAGCTTGTCCTTTTTTAACAAATCTAGGCGTTGCTAAAATTTGTTCTTCCTCTCCAGTCATAGGGCGTAAATTAATAAACCCATCAGTTGGACCATCAACGCCATTGTAAAATACTCCATTCGAAGGTAATTTAACGGTTTCATAAAGAGAACTTGATTCAATTCCTTTCAAAAGTTCTTCAAGTTTACTGCTGCCAGTAACTCGCATAGGAGGAATTGGGTCTTCTGTTGGCCTAGGATTTCCTTTCATTCTTGACATAGCTTCTCTTAATTGAGGAGGAGCATTTCTTGGAAGAGCATTTAAGTTGGGATCATTTTCTTCTCTTCCGCTATCACGAGCTATTGTCTCTCGCATCTTAGACATGTTATCCAAAGCAGCCTTATTTTCTTCGGCGGTTCGGTGGATTTCAGAAGTATCAATTGATTTTTTTTGTGGTTTGAAAGTTTCGTCTTCCATATTTTTCTCCTTGGGTGATCTTTTTATCAATCAGTTAGTCTTATATTAGTGTAATGGAAATAAATCTACATAATGTGGAGGAAGTAATTTTGAGAGATCCAAATATCTCAAAATTACTTCCCGAACTCATTCAAATAATTAACAAGTGGAAATTGTCCAAAATAGACAAAACATTGCGCCAATTAGGTAAACGAGCAGTTTTTGAATTCATAAATAAGCTAAAACCCGAACATTTAAAAATCCTCAGTGAATACTTTGGTTGTGAAATGACTCTTAAAAAAATAAATTGTGCTTTAGTTGAAAACATTGATTGTGAGTTGGGCGAGGTAAAAAAATATATTGAGGAAGTAGAAGGGTTTATTGATTTTGCCTTTCATAGAGACAATGACCACCTATATATATGTTTTTGGAGATAAAAATGACATTTGGAAGTTTGTTATTGTTTTGTTTTGCCGTAATTGGATTTACTAATATTATTGTAGATCCAGCCACAATCGCTCGCCCCTTACGCTCGAAAGTTGAAAAATTAGCCGAAGGCAAATGTTGCAAATGGTTCTGGGGGTGGTTGAATAAATTAATGGATTGCTATCAATGTACTGGATTTTGGGTGGGAATGTTTTGTGGGATATTTATAACATCATGGCAATTTACTTTTTATGATGTTGTTTGGGATTTGTTGTCTTTAATTTTCATTTTTGGAATGGGAGGAAGTTTTATAGCAACTTGGGGAGCAACATATTTAAGTTATTTAGAGGCCCATTCTGTAGTGGCGGGATTAGACAATGAGTAAAAAATTCTATCGGCTTTATTGTGAAATTTGTAATTGGAAAAAAATAACAGATGGAGCAGATACAGATCTTTTTAAATTAAAAACATCAAACATCCCAGGTGGCGTTCCTAAACTAGATCCGGTTTCTAAAAAAACAATTACACCAAAATCAATAAAACAACCTAAAAAATACCGATGTCCTAATTGTGGACGAGTTGTCATTCCTCGAAAAATTTCAAATCCTCAAGAAAAAATAGACCAACATTGTGAAGAATTAGAACAAGAGAGAAAAAAAATAGAATGGGAAAATTTAGATCAAGAGAGAAAAAAATCATATGAAGAATCTAAAGAAGAATACGAAAAAGAACAAGATCGACTTGATGGCTGTTAAATCTGCCTTAAACGATTCTCGTTTCAGAAAAATGTTACCATCTACTCTTCATGATGCCGTAACTAAATTCCTTGAAAATCCCACATGCCCTTGTAACATTCCTCTTTATAGAAGTGTTTTAAAAGATTGCAAAACGCAATTGAAAGAATATTTTCCAAATCGTGAGGTAGATGAAAATGAAAATGAAAACCTTTCATCTCTTATTAAAAATAACTGGACTATTATAAATTGTCAAATCGACGATCTTCAGAAAAAACTTAAATCCCTACCACCAGGCAGGAAACAGCTTGCCCTTAGTCGTTACGAGGATCAAGTTACAGTTATTGTGAATGATTTGGAATTTTAGAACCAAAATATGTTTCCTTAGATAAAATTTCTTCAACATTAGAAATCATTTTCTGAGGATACTTCTTATATTTATTTAAATCTATTGGCCAATCACTTTTGTTTTCTCTTCTGGCTCCTAAAATAATAGCATTTTCATAGAATGCTTTTGCTTTGAGGTATTTTTCTTGCTTGTAAAAAATATCTCCTAGCAAACACCAAAACTCCGCCATTAAAGGGTGCATCACTAAACAAACTAAAATATTTCTAACTGATTTAGGACTATTTCCTTGGTAGAGTAAAATTTGAGCTAAATAGTAACGCAACATAGTGGCGGAAATAGAAGACCTGTCAAGCGACAAATAGTGTTCAGCTATAGGTAAAAATTGATCGTAATTAAAAGAAGACAACAAGGTTAACGCCTCATAATAATATGGCTCTATAGATCCCGTAGTTTCTCTCCACCTTTTCGTTATTTGTAGGATGTCTTTAAGATTTTTTTGTGGAGTCCCACTATAAATTGTTCCAATTCTAGTTGTATGTTGAAGTTTAATGGTTTCATAAACTGGGTTTATAAATTTTGAATTTTTCCAAAGTCTGATTTCATAGGTTACAATATTGTTGTTAAAAATTGTTATCTGACAAGCACTTTCAGAGGTGTTGCGAATAAAATCATGTCCATCAACCAATACCTCCCAAGGATGTAAGTAAAAATTCATATCTGGACCTAACAATCTGTTTCGGGCAACCGAATAATCAGAAATTTTACCTAGTTGAATAGTTTCTACTCCACAAGATTTGCAGATTCGCAATGTATTATCTCCACTTCCCATGTCTCCAACAATAATTTCGGATTTTAATGGCAATAAAGAGTGTAATGCTTTAGCTATTATTTTCTCGTTGTTTTGGGTTAGTAAGTGGATTTTCAACATTGAATTTGTTTTCTATTAAGTGATTTATGGAATCTGCTTTGTGCTTCAAACCTTCTGTTAAATAAAAATTTTGTAATTGTTTATATCCTTTTTCTATCAAAGGGTTCTCTAATATAGTAGTCAAGGCATGTATCGCCACAGAAAGGTCTTTCATGGAAGTAGAAGAGAAAGAAAGAAACGATTGGCAAAATTTGCGTCAAAAAAAATGAGTTGATGCAAATATATTATAACTCATTATCTTTCTCTTGGTGGTATATATGGCAACAGAATATCTCAATAACAAAAAATTTGAGGGTGTGATATCCAGATTTCAAAAAACAAAAAAAGAAAAATCTAGATATGAGTTAATTATTGAAGATTTAGAGGATATGAATCAAAGGAAACAACGTCGTAAAGTAAGTAAAAGTTTAGATAAAAAACTTTTAGAAGAAAACCTTCAAGTATATAAGACCGCAGACAATGAACACAATTTGTCAAAACAAGAATTGGCAATGGCTTTCTATACCTTGTCTGAAAATCTAGTCAGATATGCTCGATTTAATCTTATAGATGCAGATGATGCAGTTCAGGAAGGTGTTATGATATGTTTTGAAAAAATAGATCGTTTTGATCCAAGAAAAGGCAAAGCATTTAATTACATGACAACTTGTATTTTAAATCACTTTCGACAATTGTATAGAACAGCTCGAAATTATAACGAATTAAAAAAGAAATATCTTCGATATCTTCAAGTTGTTGAAAATCAATTAATAATTAAAAATGGTAAAGAAATTCCTAATTGGAAAAATAGTTATTGATTTAGAGGTTCCTTTTATATTACAATACAAAATATGAAAAGTTATAATGAAACAGATATTTTAGAACAACAAGAAATGATTCAGAAATTAGCATCACGCGGGTACACAAAACTTGTAAAAATGCTTCTGGATAATGAAAGTAAAGTTTATACTAAAAAAGGTCGATTGAATAAGAGTGGAGCTTGTAGAGTTTTGGGATGGAAAACAAAACAATTAGAAGATGCTCTAGCTGAATGTCGCGAGATACTTAAAAATGAATTAGGCAATTAACATTCTTCTTCAATAAATGCTCGGTCATAACGTAAAGTAAGATCTACTGTTGCGTACTCAGAGTCCCCCATGTCTAAACTTCCCCATTCTATGGCATTCGGCCATACGTTTTCGAAAACCCATTTCTCTAATATATTTCCACACCCATCATACATCTCTAAATATGCCCGAGCCTTCTTCCAAGTGTCAGGCAAGGGTGCTTTCCACACTCCATCACAAGGATTATATTGTTCCTTGAGCCATTTAAAAATGGGATTTTTTTTTGTTTTTGTGTCATAAAGGGTGAGATTGACTGGTTTCCACTCAGGTTTTCCAGCAAAATAAATAGTTTCAGTTATGTGCTGAACTTCTATTTCTTTGAAACTAATGCTAGGACGCGCAGATTTTTCAGGCATTAAAGCATTTATTCCCTCTACAGATATTTCTGGTATGCGAAATTGCCAACGAAATTTTCGTTTAAAACATATAGCATCGCTACCTAGCTTTCCCAGTCCCATCTGTTGAAGGCTGGAACTTGAAGGTATTGCTCCACGATTCTCTTGATTAATTCGGCCGGATATCATAAAACCTCAGAAGGGCAAACCCATAACCTTCGGCTCTTAGGAGCCGAAGGTAAGAATACAAAAGAATACAAACGATATGACCAATACAGGTTGTTAACCCATCGCGGTGCCACTACAGCCTGTTATGCAACAGCCTGAAGGATTACTACCGCACATGCTTCCATCATACTTGACTTTTCCATAACGAAGAGTAAGTTCAATCGTAGCCTCTTCAGATGAAGAATAATCAAGATCTCCAAAGTTAACGGCTTGCGGCCAGCAATCACTCAATGTCCAGATTTCCAATTCGTTACCGCAACCATCATACATAATCAAGGTGCATACTCCAGCATAATCTTTTCTGGCTGATGCTTGATAAAGGTCGTCTGGTGTAGTGTAATCATAAACAGCAGCAATCCAGCTCCACAAACCAATGTTTGCGTCACCTGCAATATCATAATAAGTTACAGTAATAGTTTCCCATGTTGCTTTACCAGGAATCCAAGTTTTAGCATTGAGGTAATTTATTTCTGTTTCTTCAATTGATAAATTAGGTCGATTTGCTATTTTTACAAAATGCCTGCCAATTTTATTTCCTGCGAAACAAGGTCCAACGACTTCAAAAGTCCACCTAAATTTACGTTTGTGGATAATTCCTTCTGTCCCTAATTCGCCCATTCCCATTTGTATTCCCATATGAGTCTCCTTAAATAAGTCCTAGCCCGACTCTAATGTCGGGCTAGAATTTTTATTACTAAAATGTGATAGCATCGGCGTTTTCAGTGAAACTGCCAGTTCTGTGAATGCTAAATTCAATAAATATAAATTCAACCGCACGAGTTGGTTGAACTCCAATTCTTGCTCTAAATTCATTTCTGTCGATTACGTCAGGAGTGTTAAGTTCCTCATCGGCTTGAATAATGAAAGCGGTGAGACCTCTGCCCGTTTTAACTTCTTGCAAAATTACCGTAGCAAGATCTATGAAGTTACGACGGAAAATTTCATCATGTGGTTCGAAAAGTAATCGTCTAGAAGCTGCTCTGATTCGTTTTTCAAGCACAAATAAGAGCCTTCTAACATTCACTCTATCCAGCGCAGTCGGCGTTCGTTGTAGGGTTTTTTGACCCATGACAGCAAAATCTTGAAGACTAGCAGGAAAAATAATCGGATTCACAGCGTTGCGATTTCCATACATTGAATCACGTTCGGAAAGTGTCGGACGCGAATAAACATCTGTAATGCTAGGCACTATGCCACGGTTTTCACCGGCTGGTGCGAACCAAGGTGCCGCCAATTGATCGTTCCTGGCATAAACAGCCATAACCGAACCAGATGGCGGAACCCACACATCTACTCTATTGAATGTATCTCTTAACTTAAGCCATGGCCAGTATAGAGCAGCAAAATCACTGTCAAACCGGGTGGTGTTAAGTGGGTGTGTTCCATTCTGCCAATGCACAATTTCTTTAACCGTCAACCCGAATGGCGGATCTATAATGGCAATACAATCCATTCGATAATCACGACACATTTCAATAAGAGCTGCCACAACCGAGGTCGATGCATGACCTGGGGCTGCAACCACATCAATATCAATTTGTTCTGGTTCTGATAATGAAAATATGCCAGTATATCCTAAACTATTACCAATAATTAAAGCATCTTGGTCATCAGGATCAGCAGGAATGCCATCAGTTCCGCCTGCGAGATCGTAAGTTCCATCTAATGGAGAAGCTGCGATAGTTGTCACGTCTTCACATCTGGCAAAATCAGAAACTAAAGATAGAAAAGTTTCAACATAATATCGACTTGTCTGGTCTTTTGTTAAATTTCCCCAAGATTCAACTTGCACTCCATTATTATAAACTTCGAGAGTAAAGACTCCTTCACGGATATCGTTGGTAATTTTTATTTGGGTTTCATTACCTTCAATTCCAGCCGAATCTGCTGCAATTGAAAAAGTTATAGCACCGGTGGCATTCTCATCGCCAGTTACTAATCCCAAAGTGGCAATATTAGCTGCTCCACTAATTCCAGAAGGAGTAACTCCTTCTGCGGTAACATTATCATTTAAGGTAGTTGATGTAGCGTCTGTTGGATCACTATGAGGAGTATTAAATCCAAAGATCTCAAAGGTTGTGCTGTCAGCCTTTACTAAAAGTCTCGCATCTTCTCCATGATGAAGAGTTCTGAGAGAAAGGTTATTTCCTACTGCAAGAGCTTCAAAACCACCAGGAATAGTTCCGGCTAAAATTTGTGTGTTAATTTCACTTACAACATTCGCAGTTGAAACTTCTAATCCTTCCAGGTCTGCTAAATCAATACTTTGGACAACGTTGTCAATGGTTACATTATCAGTTCCATCAATCACGATTCTAATATCAAGATCGGAAGATGAAGTGAAATCCCACAAAGCATGGGTTTGATATCCATCATATGGATACCGGTCAGTATCT